CATCAAATACTTACACAGATGGAAAAGTTGCAGACTTAGTAGATGCAGCACCAGATCTATTAAATACTCTTAATGAGTTGGCTGCAGCAATTGGCGACGATGCTAATTTTGCTACAACTCTTAGCACATCAGTAGGAACAAAGGTTTCAAAGGCTGGAGATACAATGACTGGACTTCTTGTCCTTTCAGCAGATCCAGCAGCAGACCTTGGTGCAGCAACAAAGCAATATGTTGATGCAGCAGAAGCAGATGCAGTTTCAACTGCCTCAGCAGACGCTACTTCAAAGGCTAACGCAGCACAGTCAGCAGCAGTGGCAACCGCTTCAGCAGACGCTACTTCAAAGGCTAACGCTGCACAAGCAGCAGCCGAAGCAACCGCTTCAGCAGATGCAACTACAAAGGCTAACGCTGCACAGTCAGCAGCAGTAGCAACCGCTTCAGCAGATGCAACTACAAAGGCTAACGCAGCACAGGCTGCAGCAATTGCACACGCAGATGCACTTACAACAGCAGATGTAGCAGAAAATACCAATCTTTACTTCACAGATAATCGTGCTAAAGATGCTGCTGGTTACATTCTTGAAAATGCAACTCAATCAAATGTTGTTATTTCTTATGATGAGATTACTCGTCAATTGACAGTAACAGCAGAAAATGGTGTTGCAGATTCTGATACAGATGATCTTACAGAAGGCACAACAAATCTATACTTCACAGATGCTCGTGCAGTTACCGCTCTTGAGGCAGTAACTCCAGACTTCCCTGCAGTAGAGATTAATTCAGTAGCAAAGCAAGTAGCAGCAGAAGCATCTGTTCCTACTGCAAGCGAAAATACAGCAGTTTCATGGGCTAAGGCAAACTATCGTTCTGCCGAATTCCTTGTTAAGATTGCTAATGGATCACACACAGATATATCCAAGGTTATTTTGACACTTGACACTTCAGACAATGTCGCTATCACAGAATACGCAATGGTTGGAACAAATGGCAATCTTGGCAATGTTTCAGCAGATGTTTCTGGTAACGATGTTCGTCTTCGTGTTACTACCCTTAACAATAACTCAACAGTTGCTGTTATTGGAACACTTTTGAAGTAATAAAATAAAATATAAAAAGGAGTGATAGATCTTGACAACCAATAATAAAGATTTCAAGGTTAAAAACGGTTTAGTCGTTACAGATGGCGGATCGTTTGGCGGTGCTGTTGTAGTTGGCAATCCAACACTTAGCACACATGCTGCAACCAAAGCCTATGTAGATTCTTTGGGTATGTCTGTCGGATCTATCGCTCCTTCTTCTCCAGACAATGGAGACCTATGGTTTGACACGGTAACTGAAAGAGTAAATGTATATTATTCTGGTACCTGGGCAACTATAGCAAGCATTGACGATACATTAAATATTCCTGATCACATTCACGACACATCAATTGATGGAAATGGCCTAATTGTCACCACATTTGTTGATGCAGGTGCTTCTTATGATCCGCAAGGATCAGGACAGGATGCTGGAGACCCAAATACATCATCATGGAATTTAATTTATGATGGTGGGGTTGCAACAGATAATTTTAATTAATGTGATATAATATGAAAGAAAATGGGCAAAACCCATGAGGAGAGATAAATAATGGCAACAAGAATGCAACAGCGCAGAGGAACTGCAGCAACATGGACTGCTGCTGATCCAATACTTGCAGCAGGTGAAATCGGTTTTGAAACTGATACAAATAAATTTAAAATTGGCGATGGTAGTAATCGCTGGGTAACTCTTGCCTACTTCGTAGATGGCAACTCGATTATCGATGGCGCCCCAGGTCTACTTAATACTCTTAACGAACTCGCTGCAGCCGTTAATGATGATCCTAACTTCTTTGCCACTGTTGCAACTAATTTATCAAATCACGAAGCAGATACTACAAATGTACATGGTATTGCAGATACAGCCAATCTTGTTGTAACAAATACAAATCAAACATTAACCAATAAGACAATAAATTTATCTAATAACTCTGTCAGTGGCACAGTTGCTCAATTTAATACTGCCCTTTCAGATGGCAATTTTGCTACCTTAGAAGGTACAGAAACATTAAGTAATAAAACATTGAGCAGCCCAACAATTATTGTTGGCGCTACCACTGTTTCAGACACAGAAATTTCTTATCTTGATGGTGTAACATCATCGATACAGACTCAGTTAAATGCAAAAGCAGGTCTAACTGGGGCTTCCTTTACTGGAACACTTACAAATACAGCGTCAATATCAACTACTGATACTACAGCGTCAACTTCTCCTACAACAGGATCTATCGTTGCTGCTGGCGGTATTGGTGTAGGCGGAGACGCACACATAGATGGAGACGTAGTAATTGGCGGTAACTTTACTGTTAATGGTACAACAACCACAGTAAGTACACAAGACTTAGTAATACAAGATCCTTTGATTTATGTTGGAGAAAGTAATCCTTCAAATATAGTTGATCTTGGTATTGTTGCTTCATTCGATGATGGAACATATCAGCATACTGGTTTTGTTCGTGATTCATCTGCTGGAACATGGAAATTATTTAAGGGCGTAACTGATGAACCAACCTCAACAGTTAATTTTGCACAAGGCTCTTTAGATGATCTTGCTGTAGGAGGACTATCTGCTACTTCATTAACAGTAGGAGATGTTTCAAATACAGAAATAGGATATCTAAATGGAGTAACTTCTGCAATACAGACTCAGATCAATGGCAAGATTTCTGCTTCAAGTTCAGATACACTAACTAATAAAACAATAAACATGACAAATAATGGTTTGTCTGGAACTATAGAACAATTTAATGCAGCGCTATCTGATGAAGATTTTGCTACATTAAGTGGAACAGAAACTTTACAAAACAAAACAATATCTTATGCAAATAATACTATAACTGTTCAGGTTACAAATGTTTCTGATCTAACTGCTAACGCATCAGAAATAAATGTATTAGATGGCATAACTGCTTCAACTGCAGAATTAAATATTTTAGATGGAGTTACTGCAAGTGCTTCAGAAATTAATGTATTAGATGGGGCAACGGTATCAGCAGCAGAACTAAATATTCTAGACGGTGCTACTGTATCAACTTCAGAAATAAATTATTTAGGTGGAGTCACTTCTTCTGTTCAAACTCAACTAGATTCTAAGTCACCGTCGGCAAGTCCAACATTTACAGGAACTGTTGTTCTTCCATCCACAACATCAATCGGTGATGTTTCTTCAGATGAAATATCAGTTCTTAATGGGCTGACAGCATCAACAGCAGAACTAAATACCCTCGACGGATTGACAGCATCAACCGCAGAGTTAAATATTCTAGATGGATTGACAGCATCAACTGCTGATTTAAATATTCTTAATGGTGTAACTGCTTCTACTTCAGAAATTAATATTCTTGATGGGGTAACTGCATCAACAACAGAAATAAACTATGTTGTTGGAGTAACCTCTGCTATACAAACTCAAATGAATGCTAAGGCTCCGTTGGCAAGTCCGTCGCTAACTGGTACTCCAACCGCTCCAACTGCTTCACTTGGAACAAATACAACCCAAATTGCAACAACAGCATTTGTTGATGCTGCAATTGAGGCGCTGGCAAGTAGAAATCTAATACTTGACGGTGGCGGGGTATAAAAATAAGATATAATGTACATAATAGTACTAAGGAGAGATAAAGATGGCAATTAGAATGCAGCAAAGAAGAGGAACCGCAGCACAGTGGACCTCTGGAAATCCAACATTAGCAGCAGGCGAAATTGGATTTGAAACAGATACAGGTAAGTTTAAGGTTGGAAACGGATCATCGACCTGGACTCAACTAAACTACTTCGTAGATGCAAACTCTATACTAGACGGAGCGCCAGGCGCCCTTGACACACTTAACGAACTTGCTGCTGCACTTAATGACGATCCTACCTTCTTTACTACTGTTGCAACCAATCTCTCCAACCATGAAGCAGATACCTCAAACGTGCACGGTATTGCAGATACAACAGTTCTAGTAACACTAAGTGGAACTCAAACTCTAACAGGCAAGACAATTTCTGCAGTAGATAATACTGTAACAATTAATGCTGCCGATATTACTGATGTCACTGCTTCTGCAGCAGAATTAAACATTTTGGATGGTGTTACAGCCTCTACAGCAGAAATTAATCTTCTTGATGGTGTTACAGCAACCACTGCTGAAATTAATACTTTGACAGGAATTACTGCAAGCGTATCAGAACTAAATGTTCTAGACGGAGTTACAGCGTCTACTGCTGAACTAAATCTACTAGACGGCGTTACAGCATCCACTGCTGAATTAAATATTCTTGACGGTGTTACCGCAACTGCAGCAGAATTAAATATTCTTGCTGGAGCAACACTTTCTACTACTGAATTAAATTATGTAGATGGTGTAACCTCTGCAATTCAGACACAATTAAACACATTAGATACAGATAAGGCAGATCTTGCATCACCAACATTTACTGGTACAACAACAACAGATGATCTTGTTGTGGATGGAGACTTAACTGTAAATGGTACAAACTTTGTAGCAAGTGCAACATCTATCACAATTGAAGACAATATTGTTCAATTGGCACATGAAAATGCTGCTAATACAGTAGACCTTGGTATTGTTGTTGGTTATAATGAATCAAGCACAGCAAAACACGCAGGTATTGTAAGAGATGTTTCTGCTAATAAATGGAAACTTTTTAAAGGTGTGACAACAGAACCTTCTACAACAGTAGATTTTACACAGGGATCTCTTGACGACCTTGAGTTAGCAAATCTTGCTGCAACAGAAGTTGCTGCTACAACTCTTAAGTATGGAGCAGGCGCACTAAGCGTTGAAACAGAAATTGACAAGAAGACTCCAGAACTTTATACATTTACTACAGATGCAACTACAGCAAGAACACTTGCTTTAGGTGATAAGTTTGGATCTCTTAAGTTTACATCTGCAAGCGCAACAACTTTAACAGTTCCAGCAAATGCTGATGTAGCATTCCCAACAGGCTCTTATGTTGAACTTTATCAGTTTGGCGCAGGACAGGTAACTGTATCTCCAGCATCTGGTGTAACAGTCAGATCTACTGACTCTCAGGTTAAACTAAGAACTCAGTACTCTTCAGCGGTTTTGATTAAGGTTGACACCAACGAATGGCTGTTGACTGGTGACTTGACTGCTTAAAAAAATAAATAAATAAGGAGTAAGAATGTCAAAGAAGATTGCGGGTAAGTCGTTTAAAGTAGTGTCACGCTTAAAGGCTTTGGTTAGTGTTATTGAAGGTTTTAACAGAGCAAATGCCGCCGACTCCGCAGTTGCTGGATCAGGATTAGGTAAAACTGATTCAGGTGCCACATGGAACGTATTTAGAGGATCCTGGGGTATTTCAAGCAATAAGGCTTCATCTTCTACATCGCATTCTTCATATCCATTAGCAACACTTAATTTTTCTAAGGAAGATGTAACTATAACTGCAAAAGGCGTAGGTCCTGGCGTAGGAACTGCCTTCTGGGTAACAGATTCTGATAACTGGTGGGGAACATATGTAGACACTACAAATGTCTGCTCTGCTTATGGCACTCAGGCAAATACATACGGCGTTGTAGGTTCAACATGTAATGCATACGGAACTCAAGCAAATACTTACGGTGTTGTAGGATCAACTTGTAATGCATATGGAACTCAAGTAAATGCCTATGGCGTTGTAGGGTCAACTTGTAATACTTATGGAACAAAGGTTAATGCATATGGAACTGTCTGTAATGCTACTAGCACAAACTATGCAACTGCAATAGGTACATATGCAACTCAATGTAATGCAACATCAACAAATTATGCAACACAGGCTAATGCTTATGGAACTCAATGTAACGCTTATACTTCAAATTACGGATGTGTAACTTACGCAACTCAGCAAGTAGGAAATACCTGTAACTCTTCTAGCCCAAACTATGGATGTAGTACATACGGAACTCAGTTAGCAAATTATACCTGTAATGCTTTTAGTACTAACTATGGCACTAAAATAAATGCTTATGGAGCCACAGGAAGTACTTGTAATACATATTCATCTTCTTCTGGAGCAAACTATTCTTGTAAGACGTTTGCCACCAACTATTCCACATTTTGTGCTGCTTACGGCGGTTTGTCATATTCTTGTAACTCATATAATTATACTTCAAGTGCAGGATCATCCTGTCAGGCTTTTTCATCTAGTTCTAATACAAACTATACATGTAACACATATGGAACTGGCTATACATGTAATTCTTATAACAGTTTTTATTATAACTGTATAGCATATTCTAAGAACACAAACTGTAACGCTTATGGAAGTAGCAAGAGCACTAACTATAGTTGCAATGCGTATACAGCGTTTACAACATATAGCCTAGGAAACTGTAAATCTTTCAGTTCATCTCCTATATGTCAAGCCTATGGAAATAGTGCAAGCACAAATTGTAATGCATATTCTTCAAGCGCATTCACTACTTATACTTGTAACGCATATACGACAAACTTTGGTGCTACTGCATGGGGAACTCAAGCAACAGGAAGCACATGTAATTCTTCTAGTGCAAATTATGGACAGGTCTGTAATGCTTATGCTGTATCTGGTTATACCTGTAACGCTTCAAGTGCCAATTACGGAACTAATTGTAGCGCCAATGGTGTAGTAGGAAGTACATGTAACGCTTATGGAACAAAGGTTAATGCTTATGGAACTATAATTGCTGGATATACATGCAATACATTTGGAACTGTGGTTGCTAATTATGTAACAAATGTTGCTGGATATACATGTAACACATATGGCACACAGGCTAATGCTTATGGAACTCAATGTAACGCTTATACTTCAAATTACGGAGCAACTACATATGGAAATGTATGCAATACTTATACATCAAACTATGGACCTACTGCATATGGATATGTCTGCAATACTTATACATCAAACTATGGACCTACTGCATACGGATATGTATGTAACACATATGCCAATAGCGACAGCGTTAAGGTTATAAAGAGTATTGCAGGAACAGTAAATACTGTTGCAAACTTCTCCTTTAATGCAGCGGTTCAGGCAGTAAAAACAATACTATCAGGAAATACAATCACTGTTCGTGGATATTCTAATGCAAATGCAACCACTCAAATTGGGTCAGATCAGTCTACCTCGTCTACTGGAGCCACAAAGGCCAAGAGTCATGGTATACTTAAAGGAGCAGTAACTTATAGCCCTGCTGCTACCAACGTAATTGACCAGTTTGAGGTGGAATAGTGAGTGATTATAAAGATAAAAGTCTCAAAGATTTTGAGAAAGAGTTTAAATCAGAAAAGCGTTATCGCTATTTATCAAAAATAAAAAATGCAATAAATATTTTCCCACCATCTGTACCAAAAAATAATAAAGTAATGGATGGCCCAGATATCTCTAGTATTACTGAGCATATTGCATTTGTAATAGATGATGAGATTGTTGAAATTATGCATTGCCAGCCAAAGTTGGCAGCAATTCTTTTGAGCAGTCCAACTATTGTAAAAATAGAAGATGGCAAATTTGCTAAACCAGGATGGCAATATAAAGATGGAAAAATAATAAACCCTGCTGGCCAAGAGTCTGAAAATGTGCAACAACAAGAAAGAGATTATTTGCCAACATTTAAAGAATATTTATTAAATCAAGGAAGTCCAAAACTTTTAACATTTAAAGAATATATAGAAAGTATGAAATAACATGAAAAGAATATCATTTAATTTACGTCCTGAAGACAGTATTCTAGATATCCTGCCACCTGAGCCAGGAACTCAGTTTATTCCACAATGGTACAGAGATGGTGAAAAGTATATAGATAGAGAAACTGGTTTAAAAAATCCCAAAGATCCCTCAAAAAGAGCAGGGGGTATGAAGTCCTGCGTTCCATTTCTCGATGCTATGATTTCTGGATATATACAACAACTATCTGTTGCTATTAGAATAACCAAGAATAACGGAACAGATCCTGTTGAATGGGAATATGTAGAAAAAGACAAAGACGGAAATTATAATAATCTTAATATAGAGTTTGGCATTATTAATGAAAGAGATGGAGATTTAGGAGAAACAATTCCTAGACCTTTTGGATATTCTCATAATCATTTGGCATTTACTGGTAAGTGGGGATGGCAAGTTCCTAAAGGATGGAGCGTTTTGGTTACTCACCCATTAAACAGATTTGATTTACCCTTTACAACAATGAGCGGAATAATGGAAAGTGACAAGTTTATGTCTGCTGGTAATGTACCATTTTTCATTCAAAAAGATTTTACTGGTGTAATAGAAAAGGGCACTCCTTTATTTCAGATAATTCCAATAAAAAGGGCAAAATGGCTTGGATATGTAAAAAGAAAAATAGTTGATGAAAAGGGCTTATTCTTTTCTAATAATGCAAGAGCAGTTCCTTATGGATTTTATAGAGACAAGATGTGGGAGAAAAAAGTATATGATATGGAAAAATAAGATACAAAAAAGAGCAAATACTAGAACTGCTTCTTCAGAAGGAGTAATAGAATTTATAAATTTAGATAGGGTTGTAGAAGGTGAAATGTCTGGCAAACCAGACTATATTACACCAGCAAAGATAACTTTGCCAGAGTGGTATAGAAAACTTCCTATTACAGATAAATTATTTGAAAAAGATAAGATTGAAGATCTTACTGCAAAAAGATGTATACCTATATTAGATGCCATGACTACTGGCTATCATATGGTAACTACTTCAGATTATTATTTTAATTATGATAAAGAAAAAGAAGAGGGTAGTTTTTCTGGCAGGGAAGATATAATTTCTCAAAAGCCAATAAGTATGCATCCTCTATCTCAATTATCTACTGCAAAACTATCTCCAGAGTTTATTGAATATGCTTATAAATGGGGAAACACATGGACAATAAAGACTCCTCCAGGATATAGTTGCATTTTTACAAATCCTCTTAATGGATTTGAAAGTCCATTTTATACTCTCGATGGCGTAGTCGATACTGATACTTATTTTCAGCCAATCTTATTCCCGTTTTTAATGAAGAAGGGATTTGAAGGACTTATTCCAGCAGGAACTCCAATAGTCCAGATAATACCTTTTAAGAGAGATGACTGGACTATGAAAATTAATAATAATTTTTCTCAAGATTTATTTGATACATACTCTTCAGAAAAGAATTTATACGAAAGTCAAAGATACGATAAAGAAAAGAAACCACTTGGCGGTATGTATAAAAGAGATTATCGTGTCAAAAAGAAGTATATTTAAATAACTATAAACTTATACTTTAGATAGAGTTTTGCTTTTTTGAAAACTCTGCTATACTTAGTCAATCGTCGTTTTTAAAAAGGAGAAACACATGTCAGATTTTTTTAGTTTTCGTTTGCCACAAGAGTTTGTAAATGATTATAAATCAAAGCCATCACCATTTGGTTTTGCAGACGCTGGTGGAAATTCATTAGGAGAGATTACGTTTATCCGTACCTACTCTCGTATTAAAGAGGATGGGACTAAAGAAAGATGGTATGAGGTATGTCGTAGAGTAATCGAAGGCATGTATTCAGTGCAAAAGAATCATGCTAAAGAAAATAGACTACCTTGGAACGACTACAAAGCGCAGAAGTCAGCACAAGAAGCCTTTGATCGTATGTTTAATTTGAAATGGACTCCTCCAGGCCGTGGAATGTGGGCTTTTGGCACTCCCTTAACTATGGAGAAAAGAAATTCTGCAGCATTACAAAATTGCGCCATGGTCTCTACAAAAGATATAGATCGTAATGATCCAGGTGCACTATTTGCATGGGTTATGGATGCTTTGATGATGGGTGTTGGAGTAGGCTTTGACACGGTAGGGGCAGAAAAGAAAATGTCAATTTATAGTCCTACAGAACCAACAGTAACATATGAAATACCAGATACCCGTGAGGGTTGGGTAGAATCTATAAGATTACTTTTAAATTCATTTTTAAGACCAAATCAGAACATTCAGGAGTTTAACTACGACCTTATTCGCCCCCTAGGAGCGCCTATAAAGGGCTTTGGAGGCACAGCAAGCGGTCCTGCACCACTTATACAGTTGCATAAACAGATAAGGTCTGTAATCGGCGGTAGGGCTGGAGAGACTCTAGACTCTAGAGCCATAGTTGATATTGTTAATCTAATTGGTACCTGCGTAGTAGCAGGAAATGTTAGAAGGTCTGCTACCTTGGCTTTGGGTGCAGCAGAAGATCAAGATTTTATGAATTTAAAAAATTCTGAGATATTTCCAGACCGCAACTCCTTTGATCCAGAAAATCCAGGGTGGGCATGGATGTCTAACAACTCCATTTCTGCGACGGTAGGTACAAGATACGAAGACTATACAGATCTAATCATTAATAACGGAGAGCCTGGTTTTATATGGCTTGATGTTGCAAGAAATTACGGGCGCTTAAAAGATCCCGCTGATGGAAAAGATTACAGAGTCATGGGCTTTAATCCTTGTGCAGAACAACATCTTGAATCATATGAATTATGTACATTAGTTGAAGTTCATTTAAATCGTCATGAGTCAAAAGAAGATTTCTTGCGAACATTGAAGTTTGCATATCTATATGGCAAGACCGTTACACTTGTTCCTACTCATTGGCAACAGACAAATGGCATTATGCAACGTAACCGCCGTATTGGAACATCTCTAACGGGTATTGCTTCATTCTCAGACACACACGGCTTGCCTGTTGTGCGTCAATGGATGGACGAAGGATATGAGACTATTCGTAAATATGATCATGCATATTCAGAATGGTTATGCGTTCGTGATTCCATTAGAGTCACAACTATTAAGCCGTCAGGGTCTGTATCAATTCTTTCAGGCGCAACTCCAGGAGTTCACTGGGCACCAGGAGGAGATTACTTCTTGAGAGCAATTAGGTTTGGAAATACTGACCCAATGTTGCATTTATTCAAGGCTGCTGGATATAAGATTGAGGCTGACCTTGTTTCTGCAAATACTAGCGTCGTATATTTCCCAGTTCATTCTGGACATCCACGCTCTGAAAAAGATGTTACATTGTTTGAGAAGATTGCGCTTGCTGCTACTGCTCAGAAATATTGGTCTGATAATGGCGTGTCTGTAACGCTTTCATTTGACAAAGAAACTGAGGCAAATCATATTGCGCCTGCGCTTCACATGTATGAGGGACAACTAAAGGCTGTTTCATTTTTGCCGATGGGAAATACAGTTTACCCACAGCAGCCATATACCCAAATTACAAAAGATGAATACGAGTCATATATTGGCAAGATCAAAAAGATCGATTGGTCTGCTATTTACGACGGTGTAGAAAATCTTGAGGCTCAGGGAGAGGCTTATTGCACTACAGATTCATGCGAAATAAAAATCTCGTAGTATGATAAAATAGACTCATAATGTCTAGTCCATCAAATCTATACGCCGAAAACATATTCGCAGAGCATCCTCAAATATTGTGGGCACTCGATGATAAAGCAGACTATGTTTCTTTAATTCCTGATGCAAACAGAGATACTCTTACTTGGACAATAGATGGTGGCACCTCTCAATTAACCGAAGATTTTGTTGATGCGCCATTTCCAGATAGTGTTATTAACAAGATTACAGTTTCATCTGTTACATCAGAATTTTTTTCGGTAAGCCTAATAAGCCCAACAATAGTAAATCTTAATCAGTTAAACGAAACACTGAAGACATTTTCTATTGGTTCTTATTTTTATACAACAAGTCCATACGCATTGAGCGTTGAGATTGGCTATAGGTATTATGATTCAGCATTAGAAGAATATGTAGATGTATTAAAATCTTATGAAGCATCCATAAAAGATAAATGGTTCTTTATATCAGAAACATTCAGCCCAGAAGAAGAAAACTCTACCATACAATTACTGATAAAATTTAATTTCTTGGGTCAGTCTTCAACATTATCAGATTATGATTTTTATATTAATGGAATAAGTATTGGACAATGGGCGGAAGAGTTTCAGTCAACATCATTAGGAGTTGATACTATTGACTTGCCTTCAAGTGTAGATTTATCAATTAACCTTACAGACGATAAAGTAATTGAAGCAGATGCATACGGATTATCAGTTAGCCCTGGATATTATTTTGTTAATAAAAACTCTCTTGTTGCTAAAAATTTTGGAGTTTCTTTAGTTTTTGGATCTCAGAACGTTACAAAGATTTATAATAATCAGGGCAAGCCATCCATCATAGTTCCATCATTAGGTATGATGTCTGAAAGCGGAAGATATAAAGAGTTTACTTTAGAGTTTTGGATTAGAGCAAATAATTCCTCATCCGAACCTAAAAGAATTATTGGGCCAATAGGGTCTTCTGACGGTATATATTTTGATGGCCCATTTTTAATATTAAAGATAGATAATAATTATGGATCTTATTACATAGGACAATGGGAAAGACCAATGCTTATAGATTGGCGATATGCCAACAACATGTCTTCGGTTTTAATTAATGGAGAAGAAGTAATATCTATTAATTTTAATAGCGAACTATTGTCATTACAAAGCGATAAATCTGCTACTCTAAAAGATAAAAACTGGATAGGGTTTTATGCATATCAGAATATAGAGCCTATAGAAATAGATTGTGTTGCTATATATCCATACATGGTTCCATCTTTAGTAGCAAAAAGAAGGTTTGTATTTGGTCAAGGAGTTCAATTCCCAGAAAACTTAAATGCATCATATGGTGGAAGTTCTGTTGTTTTTGACTACCCTTTTGCAGACTATACAAAAAATTATTCATATCCCAATCTAGGTTCATGGACTCAAGCATCTCTAGATAATGTGATAGAAGAAAACGGATATTTAACAATTCCGAATGTTCAATCTCCTGCAATAGTTACTAATAGTTTAACTAAAAAACAATCAGAAATGCTTGAAGATTGTAATGCTATAAACAATCCAGTTCTTGATCCAGACCTATTTTTAAGATTAAAGCCAAACTCTACTTGGAATAGCACTGACTCTTACTTATACTTTGACACCTTTTCTTTGATTAATCAAGGAACATCTGCGTTCTATGGCTTGTTTAAAAAAGACGCTGGCTTTTCTGGAACTCAAGTTTTAATGAGACTTGAAGATCAAAATTCTAATTATTTTTCTATAGAATGTGTCAATAATGATGTTAATTATATTTTAAAGTATGGAGAAAATGCTCCAGAAATTATATATCAATCAGTCGGAGTTCCAAATGAAAAAACATTCCCAGTTGGAATTATTACAAATACTTTTAAGAATTATTATGGAGAGAATGTTGCTCAATTTTTTGCTAATGAATCTTTGCTTAAGATGTATGTAGGTGGAACGAAAGATTTTGAAAAAACATTTACTGGTAAAATTTATAAAGTTGCTTTATGCTCAGAAAAAAATATGTATGAAATACAGTCAGTATTCAATGTACTTGGAGTCCCAAAAGATTATGAAAACATATTTAATCTATACGGTCCAGGAATAGACTACGACGGCGGGGAGTATGATAGAGAGTTCTGGGATTATTATATTGGACAGACACAGTCTAATGAAGATGAACTAGATTTAATTTCTCCTACTTTAGAAAACTTTTCGTTCTGTCCTTCATGCTTTATAGAAATAAAGTTAAAAGACCACGATCCTAGTTTAGGTATAACCCCTAAAAAATATTTTGATAGTTTTTATATAGATGCTTCTGTTCGTGGGTCATGGAAAGACTATATTCCGCTTTCTTATTTTGGACAATATGTATCTGATGAATACGACAATAAAGTGTTTGATCTTGATTTTATTCAGTTTAACATTAACTATCCAGCACCAACTAAATTTAAAGAAACAGAAACAATAGATGCAGATGGATGGACATATGAAGAATTAAGTGCCAGTTATTCTTATCCAGAACAGAGAACCTATGAATCTTTAGATAATTATTTATTTACTGGTTATATCAATTATGAAGATCTGGCAGAAAAATCTGTAAAGACATATTCGTATGATACTTCAGATGCCATTGTTAAAACATATATTACTTTTGAGTATTTAGAGCAGGGGGCCAATGCGGTAGACTCATACTTTGTTAATACTGAAAGTGTTCCTAAAAATGGAGTTGTTGAGCCAGGATCAAATTGGATAAACACTAAATATGAGGTTGTAGATAATGTTATTATTTATCCACCTAACGGCATAGATTTTAACGATCTTGCTATTAGAATTCACATTGAGTTTAATGTTGACGGAATAAATTATCATCCTATTCAAATTAAAAATTTAGAGTTAGCGTCTCAAGCATTCAATTACGTTGGAACAAATAGCATAGGCACAAGGTTTGGTACAAATGTTTATCCTTATTCAACAAACGGATATTATTTTAATTATAAATCCAAGAATCCGTTTTTGATCTATAAAGGATCTTCGCCTTATTTATATTTAACTAGACATTCTGGAATTGAGATAAGAGGAGACTATGATCCTATTATAAATAGAGGAATAGCAGTTCCAGTTAATTTGAATCAATCAGAAGATTATGAAGTAATGGCTATGCAAAGTTTAATTAGGTTTAATGGAGACTTTTTCCCTTATGCTCCAACTAAACTAATGCAAATAAATTCAAAAAATAAAGTGATAAAACTTTACATGGTTCCAAACCACCCTACTGGAAAAAGAGCAAAAATTTATGCTATAGATGGAAACAGCGGAGAACTGTATGACGGAATATCTTTTTATATCAATGGAAAAATTGTAAAAGATCCAGTAATTAATATTAATGAATGGGCAATGCTTGGAATGGGCTTCGGCACAATTCTAGACTTCAAATCATACTCTGGATCAATTATGATAAATGGCCCTATCATTTTTAATAGCCTTTCTTTCTACCAAACAACCAACCTTAAAGAAATCCAAAAGGTAGAGAATAGACCCTGGGCACGTGTCAAGTTCTCGGCTGAGGGTACATTTGAATGGGATTATTGGAGCAACTTCTTCTTGTGGCAGGGCATGCTAATACAGTCTTCTTCAAGTTACTATGGAGTAAATCCAGAAAATGTATACAAAGCCTATACTGGTACAAATAAGATTATAGTTGGTGACGATGCTACTTTTAGTATTCAAGAGTATGAATATTCTATATTTAAGGATGTTAAATGGCAGTCCACAATCTCAGATGCCGTATAGTATGGTATACTTGTGGTTATGAAACATCAAAATCCAAACAAACTCGGTAAGTCTAAGTTAAAAGTAATAGATAAAAACTATGACTGGGGTATCTATGTTTGGAAAAAGGCTAATGGAAAATGGTTTACAGATGGCCAGGGAAATGTTTTAAATATACCTTCCATGAAGGGTGATATTTCCAAAATAGCAGAATTAAAGAAAGCAGCAGCATATTATGGACAGCCAGAGGGAGAGGCCGTATTTTTCCCAGGTCTAAGCAGAATCTCTGACGAAGAATACGCAGAGCAAAAGCAAAGAATGGCAGAAGGCTTAATCCCAAATCTTAATGACCTTGGCGCAGTACATGCTGCACAGCAAACTATTAAGCGATATGGAGCAGACGACTAATGTCAGAAGATTTTGAATATATAATCGGAGCAAGAATCGATGAGCCATCGCAGCAGATAGATGACTTTAAATCATTAGATCCATTTAATAAAACATGGGAAGATTTAAAAAATTTATCTGGCTTAGATAATAATTTTAAACGTCGTGCTGCAAGAATGTCTAAGGCTAACGATTCAACGCAACAATATCTAGATAGTGCACTTACTGATAGTATGGGTATAAGTGGATCTAAGTCAAAGGCTATCAATCCTGGCACAGTATTTAGAAATGGATACGGACTCTTTGATGTTATTACTCCACCATGGAATCTATACCAACTTGCCAATTACTATGATACATCATTTGCTAACCATGCTGCTATTGACGCAAAGGTTCAAAATATAGTTGGATTGGGTTATGATTTTGAGGTTTCTCCAAAGACTATGCTTCGTCTTGAGTCAACAATGGAAGATGATCAATTGTCAAGAGCAAGAAATAGAATTGAACGAGCCAAGATAGAACTTCATGAGTGGCTTGAATCTTTAAACAATGACGATTCATTTACTACTACTATGATGAAGGTTTATACAGATGTTCAAGCAACAGGAAATGCATATCTAGAAGTAGGCAGAACTATTCGTGGAGAGATTGGATATATTGGACATATTCCATCTACGACTATGCGTGTTCGTCGTTTACGAGATGGCTTTGTTCAAATAATTGGACATAAGGTAGTATACTTCAGAAATTTTGGAGCAAAAAATCCTAATCCAGTTACAGCAGATGCAAGACCAAATGAAATTATACACTTTAAAGAGTACTCACCGTTAAATACTTTTTATGGTGTTCCAGATATAATGTCGGCTATAAACTCGCTCCATGGAGACCAGTTGGCGTCGCAATATAACATTGACTACTTTAGTAATAAAGCAGTTCCTCGTTATGTTGTGACGCTAAAGGGTGCTAAGTTGTCGGCTGATGCTGAAGACAAGATGTTTAGATTTTTGCAAACGGGACTTAAAGGACAATCGCATAGAACACTTTATATTCCTCTACCAGGAGACAATGATAACAATAAGGTAGAGTTTAAGATGGAGCCCATTGAGAATGGCGTTCAAGAGGGATCATTTGAAAAATATCGTAAACAAAATAGAGACGATATTTTAATTGCTCACCAGGTTCCATTATCTAAGTTAGGTGGAGGAGATTCTGCTGCTATTGCTTCTGCTATAGCGCAAGATCGTACATTTAAAGAACAGGTATCTCGTCCAGCACAAAAAGAATTAGAAAAAATTGTTAATAAGATTGTTGGAGAAAAGACTGATATTTTAGTCTTAAAATTTAAAGAGTTGACGTTAACAGATGAAATTGCTCAATCTCAAATACTTGAAAGATATGTAAAAACTCAGGTAATGATGCCAAATGAGGCAAGACAGGCATTGGGTTTGCCACAAAGAGAGGGGGGGGACGAGCCTTTCCAACTTAAGCCACAGGATGCTGCTAATGAAACAGCAAATAGGCAGCGGGACTCAGAACGAGCCAACAATCAGTCTGATGGACCAGCAACCATTACTGGTAGAAATCCACAGGGCGAAGGTAGAAGGACCACATAGTTTTCCACAAGTTTATCCACAAAATATTAATACTTGTGTAAAAAGGCTCTATAATATATACTAGTATGACTATATCTAAGGCTCAATGGAATTCAGAGGGCGACAGCGTTCGCCTTTCCCTTCCTTTTGCGAAGGTTGATAAAGAAAGACGTACAGTCTCAGGTTTTGCATCCCTTGATAATATTGATAAACAAGGCGATATCGTAACAGCAGAAGCGTCAATGAAAGCATTTTCAAGTTTCCGTGGAAATATCCGTGAGATGCATCAGCCATCTGCAGTTGGTAAGATGGTTTCATTTAAGCAAGACCGCTACTTTGATCCAGAAACAAAAAAGTTTTATAATGGGGTATTTGTATCTGCATATGTTTCAAAAGGTGCACAAGATGCCTGGGAAAAAGTTTTAGACGGTACATATACAGGATTTTCGATTGGTGGCAAGATGAATAAGTGGGATGACGGTTATGATGAAAAGTCAGATACAACAATTAGAATTATTAAAGACTATGATCTTGTAGAGTTGTCATTGGTTGACTCTCCAGCAAATCAATTTGCAAATATTATGCAGGTTGAAAAGGTGGATGGAGTTTCTGTAATTAAGGGTCAAGATGTAGTCTTAGAAAATGTTTTTTATGATGAAGAGTCTGGATTAGTAATGGTTTCAGATGAAGAATCAGTGATGAGTCCAACAACTGGAAATCCAATGAAGAATATAGGTTTCGTTGAAAAAGAAGACAACGAAAAAGTAAATATGGTTAAATTCTTAGTTGATAGTGCTAAAGGCATTAATACTTCTAAGATAACGAAGGAGGAAGATCCTATGTCAAGAAAAATAAAATCAGCAGAAGTTGAAAAAACAAATGCTGTAGTTGAAGATATGATCGCTCCAGAGGCAGATGCCGTAGTTGAGGCTCCTGCTGTCGAAGAAGTTGTTGAGGCTCTAGTAGAGACTCCAGCAACAGAAGAAGTTGCTGCAAAGTCTGAAGAACTGCCAGCAACCGAAGAAGTTGTTGAAAAGTCTGAAGAGACAGAGGCAACAGAGGCAGTGGTTGAAGAAATTGCAGAAGTATCTAAATCAGATGAGGTTATTGTTGAATCGGTTAGCGCTGTTTCAGAATCAGTAACTGAAATCAAGAATACACTTACATCAGCCTTTAGCGATCTCGTAGCAACAGTTAAATCCTTGCAGGATGAAGTTGCTTCGCTAACAAAATCCCTAGATGCAGTTAGATCAGAAGTATCTAACACACAGGGTTCAGTAAATGAGTTTGGTAAGCGAGTTGACGCAGTAGAAGCAGATACCGCTTTCCGAAAGTCTGGCGATCTCGGTGAGGTCGTACAGTACGAACCGCAAATGGTTCAAAAATCCCTATGGGGCGGACGTTTCCTCAAAACAGCCGACTTATTTAATTAAGTAAATCACTTAGGAGGTGACAATATGTCGGAAGAGATTAAGAAAAATCAACCAGGTGCAGGTGGCGTTCCAGGAAATTTTAATGGAGAAGGTGCCTTTGCCTCTGGAGGTATTGGTGGTGTAACAAATCCAGGTGCAGATACACTTGGCAACATCCCAACCGCAAACCTTGGTGTTACAACTGGTCCTAATGCCGTAAATCCTTCGGGTGATGCTGCAAGCGGAATTCTGCGTCCTGAACAGGCACAGCGTTTTATTGACTATGTCTGGGATGCAACTGTTCTCGCTCAAGATGGTCGTCGTGTGACGATGAGAGCGAACACTATGGAATTGGAAAAGATTAACGTAGGTGAGCGTGTTATCCGTGCTGCTGCTCAAGCAAGCGGTGCATACACAAACACTGGCGCTACTTTTTCTAAGGTAGAACTAACAACTAAGAAACTTCGCCTTGATTGGGAAGTTTCTGCTGAAGCACTAGAAGACAATGTCGAGGGGGCTGCGTTAGAAGATCATCTTGTAAGATTGATGACTAATGCGTTCGGTAATGACATTGAAGATCTTGCTATCAATGGCGACGAAGCAACTGCTCCGTTCCTTTCAATCATGAAGGGATTTATCAAGCGTCACAAGGATAATGGCGACTCACACGAGTCTGTCGTTACCGTTGCTGACAACGCTTGGACACCAGAAGTAATGCAAAATGTTATTCTAGCAATGCCACGTAAGTACCGTGCACTTAAGAACAATCTTAAGTTCTACGCAGGTACAGATGCCTTTGCTGGTATCGTAAAGCACAACGGAACACTCGCTGATGCAGTAGCAGAAGCGTTTGCTGGTCGTGTTGCTGGTACATCCGCAAACCGTCAAGCATATCTTGATGGTGGCGCACAGACATTCGGTGGAGCACGTACAACACGTGTCCTCGGAATCGATGTACAAGAAGTTCCTTACTACCCTGCAGGATATGTCGATTTGACATTCCCACAGAACCGTGTTTGGGGCTTCCAGCGTGATATCGTCGTCAACCGTGAATATGTAGCGAAGAAGGACACAATTGAATACACAGTATTCGTCCGCTTCGGTATTCAATGGGAAGAAGAAGACGCAATCGCCTGGGCAGACGCTGCTGCAGATGCATAATCTGTAATCAGTATCTTTTGAGAGGGGCAGGGGTTAGAACTCCTCCCCCTCTTATCTTTAGTATTCTGTTATAATAGACACACAGGAGGTATATAAATGTCAGAAGAAAATAATGAACAAATAATTGAAACTCCAATTATTGAAGAAGCATCAGTTATTGAACCAGCACCAATTATCGAAGAGGCTCCAGTTTTTGAACCAGCCCCACATATTGTTGTTGAGGCACCACAGCCACAACCAGAAGAAAATGTTATCACTGCACCATCTTTCCCAGTATCGGAAGTTCCAGCAATTGGAATTGTAGAGCATGGGGTTATTGGATCAACTGTTGCACCAGTCGCATCAGTAGTGCCAAAGCCTGAAAAACAAAAGGTAAAAGAGGAAACAGTGGCATTGTTCTCTACCAAGAATGTATCATGGTCAGAGGCTGGTAAGGTATATCGTGGATATAACTTTGTTTCAAAATCAGAAGCAGACAAATGGCTAACTCGTGATCATATTCGCTTGGCTACGCCAGAAGAAGTTGCAAAGGAATTTGGTAAGTAATAATGGAGATATTGAGAGTTCCGCCATATCCTGTATCAGTTGAGATAGAAATGCCAAGCGCATCAACATCTTATAACTATACAGTTACTGATTTGGCGGACTCCTCAACAGTAACAGGATCTGTAACTTCCAATGCCAATGAAATTGTTACAATAAATTTGCCATCAGGATATGATGATGACTATGAAGTAAAAGTAGGAAGCGTTACGGAATATTATTCTTTGAGACGCCCATATGTAAACCCGAACACAAAAGGTCAAACTGCGTCTGAAATTGCTGAGTACGCAAAAAATGAAGAACTAGCAAGAGCAATAGTTGACTCTGTCTTAGCAGATCAAGAATTTTATTTTAAAAAGACAGTATTTGAGACAACTGGTTTGGGCGCTGACTATTTACCAATCTGGGATAAAGCAACAAAAATTTTAAAGGTTTATGAAAATAATGTATTAGTTTGGGATGCAGAAAATCCAGAAGACTATGAGTATGAATATGGTTTAACTGATGACGGAACTGCGGTAACTATAGTCTATCCAGATGCGATAAATAAAGATGAATCTGCTCCAATTATGTTGCCATCAAGCAATACCGACTTGACAGAGTTTCAATTAAGTTACAGAGGATTTCCTAAAACATTTGATTATAAGGTAGTTATGGAAATTGGATATAAGGTCGTTCCTTCTGATATTGCTCGTGCAACAGAATTATTGATAGAAGATATTTCTTGTGGAAAACTTGATTATTATAAGAGATATATTAATCAATATAATACCGATCAATTTAGAATTCAATTCGATAAGGCTGTTTTTGAGGGGACAGGAAATCTAATAGTAGATAAGATACTATCCAAGTACTCTAAGTCTATTAACTTTATTGGGGTGCTGTAATGGTAGTATGCGAAACAACAGACTTCGCCTTCCCCATGCTTGCAGATGTTTATCATCCAATTGTAGAGCAGGGAGTTTATGGAGAAGTTAAAAAGACTTGGATCTTAGATAGAACTATAGCCTGCTCTTTTAATGCAGCAGGAACAGCATTTAAAGAAGAAGTTCAGCCAAATATAAATATTACACAAGATAAAATTTTGTTAGGTCGTGTTAAAACAGATATACGTATGTCAAGCCTAGAAGCAAGAAATTCTATAACAAATGTAATAGTAACAAATATTCGTGATAAAAATGGAAATCATATTCACATGGAAACTTCTGGCCCAAGAGCAGGCAAGTCAACTATATTTGAAATAGCAACACAAGATCCTTTTTCTGGTCCATTTGGTAATGTAGAATATTATAAATTAGTTATTCGTAGATCTGAAAATCAGGCGGTAGACGTATGATAATTAAATTTAATAATGCTGCTTTCAAAAAAGATATGAAGAATATCATAGACTACTCTGTTGGATTTTTGGATGGAGTTCAGGGTGGCAAAAAGGCATTTTTAAAAATGCTTGGTTTAGAGACAGTAGAATTAATGAAAGAGTATATTGATTCTAGTGCAAGAGTTAATCCTCAAATATTGCATCATGTTTATGAATGGGAGAGAACAGGTAGTCCAGATGCAAGACTATATGATATTCAATATACCGTAAGCAATCTTGGACTTTCCTTTAATTCTACTTTTAAGCAATCAACATCTATTAAAAATGGATCCCGTGTACCATTTTATGATAAAGCAAGAATTATGGAAAATGGAATTCCAGTAACTATTAGACCAACCAGAGCGCAAGTTTTGGCTTTTGATATAAATGGAGAAGAGATTTTTACAAAACAACCAGTAGAAGTTTTAAATCCTGGAGGGGCAGAGGTGGAAGGTGGTTTTGAAAGAACATTCAATTCTTTCTTTAATAAATTTTTTACGCAAGCATTTTTAAGAGTAAGTGGTGTTGCACAATATTTAGAAAATCCTATAGTATATAAAAAGAATTTACGTGCTGGTAAAAAGGGCGGTAAGGCAAAAGGATATCAAACAGGATATCGATGGATTGCAAGCGCAGGAGTTGGAAGATGACAGAATCAACATCAGTATTAAATACACCAGTTTTATGGATTAATCAATATCTTAAGGAAAAGATTACTTTGCTTACTGATTTAGAAGATGTTCCATTTTTCCCAACAGGTCCATCAACTTTAGAAACATTACAGAAGCAATTCCCAGAAGGTGGGACTATGGCTGTATGGGATAGAATGAAGAAGATGCGCCGTGGCCCATTTCCACATATTAAATGTGAGCAGGTTTTATATTATTTCTATGCTACAGGAGAAAGTCCAAGCCTAAAAATGATACAAATTCAAGAGGCAGTTTTAAGGCTTTTAGACCGTGGAGATGAAAGTGCGAAAGATGTAAATGAATGGTCTAAAGGTAAAACTTTTGACGGAATGGGATGTAAGTTTTACTTTCATGACTTTAAGATATATCAGTTAGAAGAGGCACGAGATATAGTTGACTTTGGAACAGCCCGAACATATGCGGGAAATAAGATAATTATCGACTATGACTACCATCAAATGCAAGATATTATAGGGTAAATAATTTCATAAAAGGCTTGTATACTTAGAACTGAGGAAACACGCCTTTTATTTCTATAGAAAAAAAGAGGTGAAATATAAATGGCTCTAGGTAATAGTAATAACATTATCGTAGGTGCAGCCCAACTATGGGTGCACGAGGCAGGTCCGTTAGCGGTTGGTGGTAATCCAGCATTCGTTTCGGGCACAAAATACGCTACAACCATGGACGGAGATTCAGATTTCCGTAGCATTGGTTATACAATGAATGGTTTGGAAATTTCTTTCCAGCCAGATTTCGGTGAAGTTGCTGTTGATCAGGTTCTTGACGTTGCTAAGTTGTTCAAGCAAGGCATGCAGGTTAACCTAAATACAGCATTCGCAGAAGCAACATTGGAAAATCTTCTAATCGCCGTCGCAGGTGGTTCAGCAGATTTGACAGGTGACAAGGCAACATCAAATGGCCAGATCTTCAACATGAAGGCTGGTACACTCGGTGAGTGTCCTGTTGAGCGTGGTCTCGTTGCAGTAGGCCCAGGAACTGGTGATTGCGATGAAGGTTCAAATAAGGAAAGAGTTTATGTTGCATATCGTGCACTCTCAATTGAGAATGTTACAGTATCTGCAAAGCGTGACGAAGCCACAATGTTTGAAGTTTCATTCCGTCTTCTTCCAGAAGACAGCACAGGTTCTTATGGTAAGATCATTGATCGTACTGTAACACCATAATACAATTTAATAGCAGATTGCCCAGTCGAAAGGCTGGGCTTTTCTGTTTGGTATAATGAATATATGGCTACAACAATTTATGATAGTGCTTATATTAATTTAATAGATGGTACTAATATTTATATAACACCTTTAAAAATAAAATACCTACGTGAATTTTTAGTAGTTTTTGAAGATGTTAAAGAAACAAGGGGTGATGAGCAGGCAATCGCTGCACTTGCTAAATGTGCTTTAGTTGCTATGAAACAATATTATCCTGAAATAAAAACAATAGAGCAATTAGAAGATAGCGTAGATCTTCCAACTATTTATAAAATATTGGATATCGCAGCGGGTATAAAAATAGATAATAATTCTCAGGAAGAAGTAAAGACTCAGGCTACTGAAAGCGGATCCACTTGGGATACATTAGATTTAGTTAAACTAGAATCAGAAGTATTTCTATTGGGAATATGGAAAGATTATGAAGAACTTGAAACCTCGATGTCAATGCCAGAATTAACAGCAACCTTAAATATTAAAAGAGAATTAGATTATGCGGATAAAAAGTTTTATGCAGCAATACAGGGTGTTGACCTAGACAAGAATACTAAAAAGACTAATGCCTGGGAAGACATGAAGGCCAGGGTATTTAGTAAAGGTAAGGCTACAGACTCAAATGACATCATGGCACTACAAGGAATTAATGCACAGCAGGCAGGGTTTGGAATTGGCATGGGCCTAGATTATGAGGAAATAAAAGACTAAAAATAAAGGCTCCTTATGGTATAATTGACTTAACCTTATAAGGAGGAACAATGGCTACAAATGTGCAAGAAGAAAAGACAATCGTACTGATTGACGGCACAAAAATTAAAGTAAGACCACTTAAGATATCACTACTTCGTCCATTTATGAAGAAGTTTGAAGGTATCGCAGCAGTGGCTGAAGATAATGAAAAATCAATGAACCTTCTCATGGAATGTGTTGCAATTGCTATGCAGCAATACAAGCCAGAGTTGGCGGAAGATTCTGCTGCTCTTGAAGAGAATCTAGATCTTCCAACAGTTTATAAGATCGTTGAAGAGGCTTCTGGTATCAAACTAACCGATGCTTCTTTAATCAGTAATCTTGTAAATGCATAAAAAATAAAATCTAAAGAGGTGCAATGGAATGGCTGATGTTCAATCGAATATTCATGTAAATATCGATACGTCTGAAGCGTTAGCCAGTATCAAACTTCTACAAAAGCAGATATCAGCATTCCATGCATCTATGGCGAAAAGTGGCGCTGCAGCAGCAGCCGTCTCCGCCAATATGCAGCAAAACCTAATAAACTCTCTTAATGCTACAGGCAAATGGTCTGCTTCTATGCGGACAGTTAAGACTACAACAGAATCATTTACAAATGCCCTAGAAAAAAATAAACTTTCAATGCGAGAATACTTTAGGTATTCTGCTGGAGCAACAAGAACATTTGGAAGATTTTTTAAATCAGAATTTGATACTATCAATAAGGTAGCAAGAGAACGAGTAAAAGATTTACAGACACAATATATAAAGATGGGTCGTGATGCAAACGGTGCAATGAAGGCTATTGCCGTTAGACCACTAGCCCTAGACATGAAGAATCTTGGTACTCAAACTGCAATAGCAGCACAGAGACAGGCTATGCTTAATCAATTGTTGAAGCAAGGCTCAACAAATATGCTTAATTTTGGTAAGAATACTCAGTGGGCTGGACGTCAGTTAATGGTTGGTTTTACAGTTCCTTTGGCTTACCTTGGAACTGCAGCAGCAAAAACATTCATGAAGTTAGAAGAACAAGCAATTAGATTTAAGCGTGTTTACGGAGAGTTGTTTACAACTGGTCAAGAAACTGATAAGATGCTTGCAGAGATACAGTTACTTGCAAAAGAATTTACTAAGTACGGCGTTGCTGTTGAAAAGACTATGGAGATGGCTGCAACAGCAGCAGCAAGCGGTAAGATGGGGGCAGAACTTCTTGCACAGGTTAATGAGGGAACAAGACTTGCAGTCCTTGGTGGAGTTGAACAAGAGCAAGCATTAGAAACAACTATATCTTTAACTAATGCATTTGGTTTAGCAGCAGAAGAGTTAGCGGGTAAGATTAACTTTCTTAACGCAGTTGAAAACCAGACCGTCGTATCTATTGAAGATTTAACAATTGCAATTCCAAAAGCGGGTCCAGTTGTAAAACAATTAGGTAGAGATGTAGAAGATCTAGCATTCTTCTTAACTGCAATGAAAGAAGGCGGTATCAATGCATCGGAAGGCGCTAACGCACTTAAGTCTGGTTTAGCATCTTTGATTAACCCAACAGACAAAGCAAGCAAGATGCTTGCTGGCATGGGTGTAAATATAAATGGAATTGTTGAAGCAAACAAGGGAAATGTTAAAGGCATCGTAATTGATTTTGCTAATGCTTTAAATACCTTAGACCCACTAAATCGTGCTCGTGCAATTGAACAATTATTTGGAAAATTTCAGTTCTCACGTTTGTCAACATTATTCCAAAATGTTATTCAACAAGGAAATCAGGCAAGTCGTGTTTTAACTTTAACACAAGCAACCACAGAAGAACTTGCTATATTGGCAGAACGAGAACTAGGAAGAGTAGAAGAATCTACTACTTATAAATTTAAGAAGGCCATAGAAGATCTAAAAGTAACTCTTGCTCCAGTTGGAGAAGAATTCCTTAAGGCAATCACTCCAGTAGCAGAATTTGTTGGAAAGATGCTAGAAAAGTTTAATAATCTTGGCGACGGGACAAAGAAATTTGTTGTTATATTAACAACTCTGTTAGGTGGAATAGGTCCTATATTCCTAATGTCCTTTGGTCTTTTGGCTAACGGTTTGGCTAATATTATTAAACTATTTGTAAGCATGAAATCTGTTTTCAATCGTACTGGTCAATCTTCAACCATTTTAGGAAATCAAACTCAATTTTTAACAGTAGAGCAGGCTCAGGCAGCAGCAGTAGCATCATCACTTGATCAAGTGCATGTAAAACTACAACAAACATTTACTTCTGAAGCAGCAGCCCTAAATGCATTAACTCAGGCGTATCAAAGAGCAATAACTGCACAAAGAGGTTTTGGTGGAGGAATAATTGGAAAGGGTCGTAAAGGATTTGCTTCAGGAACTAAAAAGGTAAAACCATTTTATTTTTCAAGAGGAACAGACACAGTTCCTGCAATGCTTACGCCTGGAGAAGCAGTAATACCAGCAGGTCCAGCACAAGATCCTGCAAACAAACCAGCAATTTCTCATATGATTGCAGGCGGAACTATGAAGCAATTTGCTGTTGGAAATATTAATGTTGGTGGAACTAATTATCCAGTACAGGCTAGAAATAGATCAAGCGTTACAGCAATACAGTCTATTGTTGATCAAAGTTTAGGAACTGTTGATGATGCAATTAAGATTTCTCTTAGAGAATTAGTAAACGAAACTAGAGTAACGGTTGCTAAATTTAAAGAACAAATGAGACTTACTCTTGCTTCACAAGGCAAAGTCGCAGGACCACTTTTTGCTAAGTCTGATTGGGAGACTAGGTCAAGATCATATAATGCAAGCGGTGCAGGAGAAAGAAGAACAATTCAAGATCAATTAAGATCAGATCCATCTAAAGGTGGAAGAGGAATTGTAGCAGGACAAGCAGAATTAGATCAGGCAAATGCAGCAGCAAAAGCAATTAAAGCAAAAATGACAGAACTAGGAGCAACACAAAAACAAATTAATGCTGCTGTTCAATTAGATAGAGCACATGTTATAGAAATGTCAAATTCTAAGAAAAAATTATTGGCTGCATGGCATTCAGATGTATGGGTTGCTCAAACGGGCGCAGAGAATAATTTATCAAACTCATTAAAAAATTCAGAAAAAAATAGAAGAATTTATTTAGATGTATTAAAAAAGTCTGGAGCAACTCAGGCAGAAATTACTGCCATAACTGATAAAGTTACAAAAGGTATTGCTTTAACAGGAAAAGAGTTGGAGATTCAGGGCAAGGTTCTTGCCAAAATAAATGCTGATATCGCATCTGGTCAAATCAAAGCAACATCAGTATCTAAAAACTTTAGACTTTATTCTGCAGCAGTTGCAGAAGCAGCAACAGCAAGAACTGCAGTTACAAAATCTCAAGGTCCTAAAATTGTAGCAGCAACAAAAAGAACAGAGGCCGAACTAAGAAGAGGAATTGAGAGAATTGCTCTTGCTATGCCAAAGGCTGCTGAAGAAGTTTTGCAGGTTGCGTCTCCGTCAAAAAGAATGCAAAAAGTTGGTCAAGAATCTGGTCGTGGTTTAGTTCTTGGAGCAAAAGAGTTTGTAGATGATGCAAGATTGGCTGGTACACAATTAGGAACTGCAATTGCACAAGGAGCAATGTCTCAGTCTCAAATGGCAGCAGCATCAAGAGCAGCATTATATGGTACAGGTCCAATAGATCCAGCACAAAAGTCATTAAGAAGACAATTACAAAAACAAGCAAGATTAGATCGGATTGCACAAAAGAGACTATTCACTCAATCTAGTATTACTGGAATGGTCGCTGGTGGTGCAGCAGGCGGAGCAGCAGGTGGTGGAGGAAATAAAGGACGAGGTGGATTCTTTGGAAGATTCAGAAGACCAACTCCACAGGATCCAGATGGCGACGGTATACCAAATCAAAGAGGCATTGGTATGGGTGGAGTCGGAATGGGTCTATCTATGGCAGCAATGGCTGGCTCTATGGCCCCTGGCAAGGTAGGAGAGATATCTCAAAAATTAATGATGCCATTGATGATGTTGACAATGATAGGGCCTATGCTTAAGAGTCCAATTGGTGTAGCCGTTGTAGCAATAGGAGCCATGGCTGCTGCAATAATTAAATTAAGAATGGATTTTGATAAGGCTCAAGACTCTGCAATAAAATTAAGAGAGTCTATGATTGCAAGTAGAGACTCTATGCGTAACCTTGCCAAATTCTCTGGCAAAGTTACTGCTGGAGAAATTATGCAAAGAAGAAGTCAGGAAAGATTTGGATTAGTTGGCGCACAATCAGGAAAAACAACATTTGGAGAGTCTTACGTTCAAAGCAAAGAAGGCAAGGCAGTTATGGATGCCACAGTTGAATCATTAAAGACTCGTGGCGTCAAGTCTACAGGAGAAGATTTAAGCAATCAATTAATGAGCAGTGTCTTGGCGGGAGCGATAACTGCAGATCAGGCAAAATCAATAGCATTGAATATTGGACAAAAGACTGGGAATTATGGTTTAGGATTTTCAGTTACTGCTCAAATAAATGAATTAATTGGTCCTAATGGAGAAAATTTAGAAAAAGAACCCCTTGACATAAGAATGAAATTAATAGAGCAGACAGAAAAACAAAATAAGCAATTATTTAATCAATTAGGAGATAGAGGCGTTGGCAGAGGCGGATTTATGAATCTTGGCGCAGTTAATCCAAAAGTTGCTTTAGGAGGAACAACCGCATTGGGTGCTGGTATAGGCGCTGCAATTGGAACAGCAATACTTCCAGGAGTAGGAACTGTTATAGGAACTGGATTAGGTGCTATTGCAGGTGCTACTACTGGATATTTTGCAACCAGAAATGAAAATAAAAAAGCAGGTCAAATGTCTGGCGCTGTTGTTGCATCTCAAAAAGGTGCGATGGAACAACAACAGGAAATGCTTGACTCCTTAGATATTTATTATGAAAAGAAGATAAAAGAACTTGAAGTAGAAGGAAAGATTGCGGAAGCAAAAGCCCTTCAGATAAAATATGATCAAGATAGAAATACTCTAGTTGACAAAGGTGCACAACTTAGTAAGGACATAATGACAAGTTATGGCTCTACAAGGGGTAATGTTAGAAGTGCTATGGATACTGGAATAAATAAACTTCTAACTCAAAGATTTAAGGGTACTGATGAGATTCAATATTTAGATGCTGCTAAGACATTATTAGCAGGCTCTGGCCTAACTGCAGAACAGCAATATTTAATTAAAGTAAAAATGTCTACTGGAGAATTAACTCCAAGCCAGCAAGTATTTTTATTCAGTAACTTTGGAGATGATAAAGAAACAATTCAAAGATATATGGACATCGTGACTAACTTTAGTGCAAGAACTGGAGAAAATGCTACACGTGTCATGAATATGTTTACTAATCCAGATGGAACTCCTAATACAAAAATGCAAGCAGAGTTTATAACTAAAGTTTCTGATCAAACCGATGATGCAGCGGCATCTAAATATGTAAACTTCTTTGCTGAAGTAGCAAACACAAATGGCGTTTTTGATATGACAGCAGTTCTTAATTATTATCTCCAAAATCCAGAGGTAGCATCTAGTGTTCAAGATATAATTGATAATATTGATAAGAATAAAGGAAAATTAACATTAGATGTAATGACAAACTTCCTTCCAGAAAATGTAATGGGAGCAATTGACAAGACTTACTTTGACAAATTATCTCAAGATGAAAGAATGACATACCTTAAAGAAATTGCAACAATAGTAAATATTCCAGATCCAGTAATTCAGGCAGACCCTGAGTTTTTAAAGTGGCAAAAAGAGGGTGCGAACTATAACGGAGTTTCTTATTCAGGTAAAAGTATTGGCGAGCAGGTTGCTGCATATAGACAATTTCAGCCTTGGAAGGTAACTCAAGAATCAATTCAGCAAGCAGCAACACTTGATCCAGGTAACAATAAAGGTCCTAGTAAAGGGCCAAACGCTTCACCATTAGATGATTTGGTTAAGAAACTAAGAGATGTTCGCAAGAATCAAATAAAGGTAACAGAGGGTTGGGCTGCTTCCCGTAAAGTTTTAGATTCACTATTCGGTGGCAAAAAGACCATTGATATATTTGGCGGTATAGAACAAGACCTCAATCGTCTAGGAGCCAAGGGTAACTTCATTGAATTAATAGTTGGCATGGATCCAAAAGAGTATGAAAATCGCAAGAGATCATTATTTAGGTTTGATAATAAAGATAATATTATTGGATTAAAACGTGATGCTAAAACAATTCAAGAAGCATTAAACTCAATAGTGCTTGGAGATTTTGTTTCTGGAATGAAACAACAAAATACCCAACTAAAGGATCAGAAGAAAGCATTTAATACGTTAGTCAGTTCTGGAGTTAGTGTTAAGAACGCATACGACATGATATCTGACGCAACTCTGGCTGCAGCAATTGCCTCTGAAAAAAATAGTAAGTCTGTTGCAAAATTAATTAAATATTATAAAGACCTTCAAAAAGCAAAAGACCTTGCAGCAGCAAAAGAAAATGTAAAAACAGATATAGAGGCAGAAGAGGCTCGTCAAAAGTTTTTGAAAGAATTCGATACTAGATTAAGTTCTGGAGAATTTGATAAATTTGGAAAAAGAACCTTTATTGAAGCAGCAGTACTTTTTGATGAAAATCTACAAAAGTTAGCAGAGTCAGGTGGATGGGGCACAAACTTTCAGAAGAGATTACAGCAAATATTAGACTCTATAGAATTTAAAGAGTCAATGTTTGAAAAAGGCTTCGGTAAAGCCATGGAAAGATTTAGTGTTTTAGAAGAAGCAATTGAACTTAAGTTTAAGTTCGATTCTGAAGACATAACAAATGCAATTCAGGAGGCTGAAGATAAGATTGCTTCAATCCAATATCAGATTGATGATTGGGAAGCAGGCTTAACATTAATTCAAGAGCAGGAAGATAAGATTAATGAAAAGTATGATGAAAGAGAGAAGGCTTTAGACTCACTTAAAAACCTCAATAGTGAAATAAGTAGACAGCAACAAGGTCAATTAACTCTTGCTGGTGCTCTTACACAAGGTGATATTGCTGCTGCTGCTCGTGCTGCTCAAGAGATGCGAGCACAACAAGCAGAGAATGCTTTAAACAATCAGGGCAAGACTTTAGAAATTGCAAGAGAAAATGAATTAAAATCAATTACAACTGAGATTAATGGTCTTAAATATACTAGAACAGAAATCGAAGAAATAATCAAGAAGTTACAAAAAGACATATTTAATATTGAAGAAGAAACTTTAGAGCCACAAAGAGAATCTCTAAGACTTCTTGAAATTAAAAAGAGAGAGCAGATAAAGGGTCTTGTCGTTGCAGGATTAACTAAAGATGAATGGTTAGCAGTAAAGAATAATATTGATCAGGTTAAAACATCTAGTACTGATTATGATAAGGCAATTCAAGCAGCCCTTGATACAGTACAAAGTATTGTAGATTATTGGAAACAATTAGATGGTACATTTACTACTGAACATATCATTAAAACAATTTATACATCAGAAGGAGGTTCGCAGGGTGGAAATGGTAACGGTAGTGATGATGTAGTCGTAGATAATGACACAAAAAGTTATACCAACGATGATGACAACACAGAATCAGGAACAAAAGAATTCTTTGGCTCAAAGGATGACTCTCCTAGCAGTAACTCTACTAGCAGTAACTCTAATGGCAGTGGCTCTACTGGAGATGGCCCTAATACTGTAGCAACTGGAAATACCCCTGTAACATCAGCAGCATTAGTAACATTAACAAATTCTGGTATTTTAAATACAGATTTAATAAATGCTGCAACTCAGGCTCAAAATGAATATAACAAAGCAGTAGCAATATCTTTAAAGCCTGGAACATCTCCAAGTGATTTTGGTGCACAATTAGCAGCAGCAGATAAAAAACTAGTTAATATATCAACATTAGCCGAAGAAAAAGATAAATATAATCAAATGGCAAAATCCACTCAAGGATCTACACCAAGTGACTTTGCTGCAGGTCTGGCAGCACAAGACGCTAAGGTTATAACTGCAATGAATCAAGTTGCAAGCACTCTTGTTGTACCAAAAATTGCAAAGTCTGCAGATGAAGCAAAAGCAGATGCAGAAAAAGCAGAAAGAGCAAGAGTCGATGCAGCAAAAGCAGCAGCAACAGCAGCAGCAATAAAGGTTGCCACCAGTACTCCAGCATCAGACAAAGCAAAAGCACAGGCCGATAAAGATGCCAAAGCAGCGGCAAATGCAAAAATTGGAGGCACTCAAAGCGGTGTAGTAGCAAACTTCTTAAACGAGCGGAAACCACCAACAAAGAAAGCAAGTGGTGGATTAATAAGACCATTATATAGACCGATGGGTGGATTAATACCATATATGAATGATGGAGGATATACAAAATTTGTTCCTCTCGGATCTGATACTGTCCCAGCAATGTTGACCCCTGGAGAATTTGTTATGAGTCGATATGCTGTGCAAAACTACGGAGTAGATAGAATGAAGGCAATTAATAATGGAGAAATGCCAGATGCTTCAGTGTATAATTATAGTATTGCTGTAAATGTAAGGTCTGATGCAAACCCTGACGAAATAGCACGTGCTGTTATGTCTCAGATAAGACAGGTAGACTCTACAAGAATTAGGGGGATTAGATAATGGCAATAGGTAGTTATATTGCGGGTAGAAAGAAGTACTCACGTCCACAGGCTATGCTATGGGCTAACGATCCTGGAACATTAGTAGAGGTAGGAAATCCTCCAAAGAAAATATACGTCCCTGCAGGATTTGAAATAGGACAAGATCCTGGGTCAGAAACAGATAAATCTGTCTATGATCAATTCTTGATTTTGTCAGATGATAATAGACAAGAGATAGATTTTAGACCTACAAGAATTGAAAGACGTGAGCGTATGATTAATGGAAGAATGAGGTCATACCACATAGCAGATAAACTAACTTTAAGTACTTCTTGGCAAATGCTTGCTTCTAGATCTTATGGTTTGTTCCCAGAGTTTAATCCAACAACTGGAAAATCTCCTCACACTCAAAATAACAGTATTGAGTTTACAACCGACGGTGGTGCTGGAGGAGTAGAAATGCTAAGATGGTATGAAACTCATCAAGGTCCTTTCTGGGTTTACTTGGCATATGACAAATATACAAACTTTAAAAATCTTGACGGGGAGATAGACAATGACTCTTATGCACATCTACCGCAATACAACCAATTGATACAAATGTACTTTGCTGACTTTAACTATACAGTTGTTAAAAGAGGCGGAAGTCATGATTTCTGGAATATTAATATAACGCTGGAAGAGGTATAATGTTTCAGAACGAAGATCTAAAAAAGTATCTTGAAGAATCTGCTACAGTAAAAACACAAACTGCTGTAATAGCAGAATGGAATATGAATATTGCTAATAATATTTATAAGATAGGTAATTATAGATATCGTCCAACTGCTGAGGCAGGAACCAAGTATAAGATTATTCCAAATACCTTCGACATCAACGATGCTGGTTATTTTTATACCAATGCAACAGATGCCGATATTAAGATAGATGGTGGAATAGATCCAGAAGATAATGAACAGCCTTGGTTTTTATTAGAGCAAAATAAAAAAAATTCAATGCTATATTCATTAGAAGATTTTTTTAAAAAGTTTAGACCAAGATCTGGAATTAATAAAGCAGCATATTTTGAAAATAAAAAAATACATTTTTCTAATAAGAATATGTCTAATAGGCCTAGATATTATATGCCAGATAAGAATGATAATTTTAAATACTGGACATCATTTAGAACAGAAGACGGAATTGTTCGTGGTCAGGCAAATAAAACAATTAACGGTCAATATTTTATAGATGATGCATGTCCTTTTGTTGTTTATGAAAATGAAGTTCCAGCAAACCGCATAGTTTTAAAAATGCAAACTAATGTTGGAGACGTAGATCTTGGTCCATTCTCAAACGGAGCAATATCTACTTCAGATCAATTTTATGGAGATAGCAATCGTACTACTCCAGTTAAATGGAAGGTTCAATATCTTAAAGATAATAGTTGGATAGATATAGTTTCTTTTGATAATAGTTCTACAAGAAGCGATGGTACTCCTATTATTAAAAGTGATGGATATGTAGAACTAGCCTATGGATTAAAAATTCCAGACAAATATAAAGAAATTTTTATAAAAGCAGAAGAATTATTGAGCGAATCATTATTGCCAAAAGAAGCGATACATGGATATGCATATCTTGTTAAAAATAACAACACTGACCTTGGAAAATATCATATATGGGTTCAGCCAAATATGTCTGAAGATGGCGAGTGGGAAATCTTTGATCCAGAATACGGATGGTATTTAGAAGAAGCGACCATTACAAGACTAACTAATTTTGTAACAGATTTAACAAGCCCACCAGCATATATCTCTGAATCAGACGGTAAAGAATTATATAGAGAGTTTGCAAACATAAAAGGTATTAGGCTTGTTGTTGATACAATGAATGTTCGTGATTCTGTTTTAGACTTGATTGAGATATCTCCAAGGCTAGTAGCGGATCTTTCTGATAAAGTTACTCTTATTAATATAAAGAAAACTGCTTCGGATTTAGGAACGAGTGGTTTGCCAGTAGGTCAGTTGCTTGCTTCTGTGGGTAGTCTATCGCTGTTTGATTATGATGATGCATTTAATGAAAATAATACAGGCAGTATTATTAATAAATATCTTGCTAACAATATTAAAATAAATGTATACGATATTATTATTGATATTAAGTTGAGTGATAATAAAAGATACGACTATCTTGTTCCCATTAAAACTTTATACTCTGAAGGATTCCCTAGATATAATCCAACTGATAGAAAGGTTAATTTAGAACTTAGAGATTTTTATTTTTATCTAGAGTCAATAAAGGCTCCCGAACTTTTACTTACAAATACATCTTTAAGTTATGCAGTTTCGTTACTGCTTGATTCTATAGGATTTTCAAACTATACCTTTAAAAGATTAGATTTAGAAAATGAACTTATCATTCCATTTTTCTTTGTTGCTCCAGATAAATCTGTAGCAGAAGTTTTAAATGATTTGGCAGTATCAAGTCAAACAGCAATGTTCTTTGACGAATATAATAATTTTGTAATGATGAGCAAAAATTATATTTTACCATCTAACAATGAAAGACCAATCGATGTGACCTTATATGGAACAGATGATTTCATTGAAGATGGCGCTATAGAAAACAAAAATAAAAATCCTAAACTAACTAATATAATTGACATCACTTCTAGTGACCAAAACGTTTTTAATGATGGTGTAATTTCTTATACATCTAGATATATCCAAAGATCATATGGCACCATAAAGCAGGCAAGCATGATTGATAATTCTGTGTCTGCGAAAAACTGGATATACAAACCAGTTCTTTTGTGGGAGGTAACTGGAGATCAAAATCTTAGGTCTATAAATGATGACGCTGCAAGTCAGTCTTCATATAACCTCTCAGCAATACCACTAAACTCAGATTTATCTGCAGATGTTCCAAAAGTTGTTTTTAATACTTTAATAAACAATGTAATCGATTTAGGAGAAGCAGTATATTGGCTAGGAAGACATGCTGGATATTTTTATGCTAATGGAGAAATAATAAGGTTTGATGCGGTTCAATACAACATTCCTGGCGCTGAAAAAATAGTTGTAAGCGAAGACAATAATGGAAGGCCATCATATAATACCGAAACTATAGGCTCAATAGGAAATGTTTGGATTAGCAGTAATCAAGAGTATCAAGAGTATATGTCTAAACTTCCATTTAATGGAAAAATATATCCAACTGGATTAATACGAATATACGCAGAGCCAAAATATGAAGAAAAAGATGGCATAACCATTTTAAAAAATGGAGATGTTGCAAGGCATGGAAGAGGACAATTTGGTACCAATATTGTTTCACACTCTGCTGGACTTGACTCTTATTGGTCTAATAATTCTTATGTCCGTGGATTTGATATGAACTCACAACATCTTTTTGGATTAGTAGAAGGAGATATTTTAACAAACTCTAGCATATCTCTCTTAGGTCTAACTACAAACTCTGCTGGATCTAATAATGCAAGAGCAACACAAAATGTAAGAACTGGAGTTATTAAAAACTTTTTATCTTCTTCTTATACAAAAGAAGCACAAAACAATACAATAAGGCCAACACAGGCTGGCTCTGTTCAGTCTTCAGCACTTGTAATGAATGGACCATCTTTTAGCACAACCGAAAAGTCTATTGATTTTGTTTCTTATCAATATAAAAAACTATCCACAAAGTTTAAGCATTTTGGAACCAGGGTAAGAATAATTGGTCGTGTTGAGTCTAGCGAAACAAGAGGTCAGACTCCAGTCAATGCTACCCCGTATTATGTGCTGTCTGGATCACAACCAAACCAAAACTTAAATATTTCTGGAGGATCTGGGGGACTTGCAGTAATGCTTAATCCAGATACTAATGTAGGATATTATTTTGAAATAATAGCATTAACAGAAAAGAATATAAGTGAATATTCCTCCGAATCGGATAATTTACATAATATTATTTTTTATAAGATCATGGCAGATTCTACTGGAAAAGCAGTTCCTATAAAATTGTGGGGCGGATTTGGAAATGTTATAGTTGATGATGGAAACTTTACTGGACAATACAGAATGACAGGAGAAGAGAATCCAACAGTTTACGATCTTGCGGTAGAATATCAAGATATTGGTTCTATCAGAAGATTCTTTTTATACATAAATAATAAGATTGTAAAGATAGTAGATGATTCTAGCCCACTTCCTATATATAATAATATGGCTTTGTTTGTTCGTGCTGGATCTAAGTGTATGTTTGAAAACATATATGCATTAGCAAACAACTACAGTCAGAATACATCCTTTGACTTGGGAACACCAGTATCTGCTGCATTTGAAGACGAAGAAATAAATGCCAACGAATCATTTAGAAAATATGCAATGTCTGGACTGATTCAGTCTACATATCTTTCAGGTATAGACGCCAATCAGCCACCTAGTTTTAATATTTATTTTGATGAATTTGGAACTATTATGCGAGAGGCTTCTTACTTTAAGATTAGATATGATAAAGCATATCCAGCACTATACTCTCAACTATCTCCAACATTTAACAGAATAAAAGGATATTCTGTTGCTGGGTTTAGGCCAGGAGCCTACGGTGCAGAATTTTTAATTTTTAATTCTACAGATACTTCGCTAAACTTAGATGAAACAAGTGGAAATTATTTAAGAATTCAGGGTGTCGCATTTACTCAACAATCTCAGAATGAATTAACTGTAAATGATTATTTTGCAAAGAATAGTAATTTATCAGATCCTCAAATAGGAAAAGATGGATTGCTTATATCTCCAAATAGATCTCAACAAGATTATGACAAAATTAAAACAAGCAGATTAACTTATGGCAAAAAAGAATTTTCAATACAGCCAGCATATATTCAAAAAGAAGATGATGCGAGAGAGTTAATGTCTTGGATGATACAAAAAATAATGAAGCCAAGAAAAAGCGTGGGGGTAAGAGTTTTTAATATGCCTATTATTCAATTGGGAGATATAGTTAATATTAACTATAAGAATGAAGAGGATAGGGATGTGCTCACTTCCTCTGATAAAAGATTTGTAGTGTATAATATAGAATATCAAAAGGATGGTAGTGGGCCTAATATGACCCTCTATCTAAGTGAGGTATAAAATGGCAATCCCAAAAATAATAACTGATGGATCATATTCTGATTACCCTATAGCCTCTATTAATACTACAAGTATCAAATGGACAAAAGAAAAAGAAGACGAATATAGAAAAAATTTTGATAATAAATTAGCCGAATATATGAAAGCAATAGAGGCGCTTTCCGCAATCCCTGATACTCCAGAAGGAAAAGATAAACTTCTTAGCAAGGCAGGAGTTGATAATAACGGAGTTAAGGTTGCTACTCCAGATTTAGTATTGTTTAATGAGGATGGCGTCTCTATAGAGTTAATGACTGACCTCATATTTGAAAATATAGGTGGCCAAGAGTTAATAAACATAGTTAGATCAGATTTAGTCAATGGACAAAATGTTATCTACCAACCAATTAAAAATCTTAGCAGCGTATATTTTCAGTATAATCCACAAAATATTTTAGGATTACAGGATATTGATTCTAATTATTTTAAACAATTTCCAATTAACTTTAATAACAAGGTCCCAGAATGTTGGACAGGCCCAAATTGCGCTAAAGTGTATATAGATTCAAATGGAGATTTAGTTATTAATGTTATAAATCTTGCAAAAGATGAACAGGTAGAGATATCTATCGTGGCAGATGGCAAGGTACTAGATGGTACAATATATGAGGTGAATCCATGATTACTGAAGAAGGAAAAAGAATATTAGCCAAGTACCTTATTGGTCAGGCTCCAGCATATGCATCATATATTGCCGTAGGCTGTGGGGCAAAGCCATTAGGAACAAATCAGTCTTTCGACTTAAATTCATATAGACAGAAAACAGCCTTAGACTTTGAAATGTTTAGAGTGCCTATTGTTTCAAGAGGATACGTAAATGAAAATAATGTTGAAAAAATAGTATTAACAGCAGAACTTCCAACAGATGAAAGATATGAAATATCTGAAGTAGGAGTATATTCAGCAGGCGCCAACCCATCTGCTGGAGCATATGATAGTAGATCTTTGTTTGCTTTTACTGTTAATGAAAACTGGGAGTATCATGATCAGACTTCCGCCACAGCATTGCCTGTAGTATATGAGCCATTAGATGGATCGGCAAATGATAATTCTATCAATCAAACATATTCTGCATTTCAAACCAACTCAGATAATACTGCTCTTGCCGATGAAAATAGAGTTGCTAGATATGAAAGAGCAAGATTTTTTAATAATATTGTAATGCTAAAGGGAGACTTTTCAGATTTAACTGTAAATGTAGCAGATGGAAAAGAATATTTAACTCCATCTTTAACATCAAGTCACCTTCATTTATTAGGAACATCTTTAGATTTTAATAAAAATGCTCCTACTGATCAAATAAAACTTGCGTTTAGTGTAATAAATAAAAATCCTTCTTCATTAATAGTTCCAGATGCAGTTAGAATTTTAGTAGAATTTTCAGAAACTGATGTAAGTGGAACTGGCCAATCTGCTACATTTAATGTAATTATGAATAATGGAACTAGCACAGGAGAATATGATTTTTCAACTAATAGATATTATGTTATAACAAAAGAATTGCAAGAACTTAAGAAAACAACAGGCTTTACTTGGAACAATGTTAGCATTATTAAAATTTATGCATCAGTATTGGATGGAACTTCTCCCTCTTCAGATTTTTATGTTGGGCTAGATGCTATTAGATTTGAAAATGTATCAACAACAAATCCAGTATATGGCTTAACTGGTTATACTGTTTTAAAAAATACGAACGCAGAAACAGTTGTAAAAGAAGCAAACACTACAAACTATATAGAGTTTAGATTTGCTATGGATGTTCAATAATGACAACGCCAGATCAGGGAATAAAGAAAGTAATTATTCCAAAATCAGAATTGCCAGGATTTTTAGCCAAGAAGTACGAAGACGAGAATGGTAATCTTGTAGAGATAACTCAATATATATTAAGATATAGATTCATATCAGAAGATAAAAATAGAACCTCTCATTGGTCTCCTTCGTATAGAATTAGTTCTGAGGATACGCCTCAAGAAATTTTAAATAGTATGGTTATAGATACAAGCAATAGGGTAGTAAGTTTAACATGGCAGCCACAACCCAGCGTTTCTGGCTATTATATTTATGTTTGCTGGAATAATAATTTAAATGGGAACGGAGATCCAGATTGGCAATATTATGCTACAACTACTTCTCCAAGTTATTCTATAGTATACCCAATTGACAAAATACATATAAAGGTTGCAGTACAAGTAAGTACCATACCTTTAGAAAGATTCAGTTCTGCCACCTTGTTTGAAAACCAGGGCAGTCTGGTATAATGGTATAGGAGGAAATATGTCAAAAATACCACCACCACAATTAGGCCAACCATTAGATGTTAAGTATATTAATGAGATAGTCAAAGTATTAAATGATCTATCAATACAAATATCTCCATCTATAAATAAATATGTTACCGTAGATGTACCGAAAGACGGAACCACCCAAAGTGCGAGGGCTTCAGAAACCAGAATTATAGGTGGTTATGTAGATGTAGTAAAAAGTTCAAACCAGAGCATTGGAAGCCAGCAATCATTTACCTATGCATTTCCAGCAGAATTTAAGTTTGCTCCAATAGTTACTGCTAGTCCAGTTAACGTAGGTGGAACAGAGGCTGGAGGAAATGTTTCTGTTGTTTTAAAAAAAGTAACAACATCCAAGGTAGACGGTGTTGTAAACTTTAATGCCCCTGGTCAAGTGTCTATTGGGGTTAACCTCTTGATAGTTGGTATTCCTAATTAATGATAAAATGTAAAAAATGTTTCAAAAAAATGATGGTTGATAGAGTTTATAACTCTATATCTCATTTAGAAATTTTTTGTTTATTGTGTGGCTCTAGAAGATTTTTTCATCCACCATCAGATTCTAAGGAAGGCAAATGGCTGTTAGAAAAGGAAATCGAACGAGCGAAGAATACAATCTCGCCCCTGTAATTCCAGGTAATAAAAAGGTTTGGTTTTTAAATGGTGATTTAGTTCGTATTCATCATTCTAATAGATCTAATGGAATAATGTCTTTATATAATATAACAAAAGATAGATTAGAAAGTTGTCTTTCAAATGATTTTAAAAAAAATAGAGAGAGGGCTTACACTGTTGGAGAAACTGCAGATCTTGTAAATAGGCATAAAAAATATTTACCAAGATTAATGAAACGTGGTGTGATTCCATTTCCTACAGGATCACAAAAGGGTGGGGCTAGAGGTTGGCAGGTAAGGTCTTATTATTCTGAGTCGCAAATAAAAGAGATTCGTGATATACTAGCATCTTATCATATCGGCAGACCAAGAAAAGATAAATTAATAACAAATGATATTACGCCCAGCAAGGCTGAGTTGACACGAAGAATGGGCGATGGTATACTTACATATACGAGAACTGAAGACGGTAGATTTATACCAATTTGGTCAGAATCAATATAACAGAAGGGTATGAAATGGAAGAAACAAAGGTATCAGTAACACTTGGGTACACACTCAACCTTGGAAATTTTCAATCACTAAGAATTGATCTTGGAGTTGTAGACTCAAGACGTGATAGCGAAAATACAGATCAAGCATTTGAGCGTGTATATAAGTTTGTCGAGGATAAACTTGCAGCAAAAGTCGCAGAAGCAAAGGTTGAACTAGAAGAAAGAAGTTAGTGTGACAGACAAACAGAAGCGATTGGCTCTGTTAAGTCGGTTTGACAAACACTATAAGTTTAAACTAGGACAGACGCCACAATATAATAAGTGGATAGAGCAGTGGTCTGCTGATGCACTCATTGAATCTTATGGCATGGATTTATGCTATGAGTTATTAGAGTATTATTTTGAGGTAACTGAAAATCCCACATGGAATCATTTTGCATATATTGCACATGATATACTGAAAGCAAAAGATCAATATAAAAGAGATTTACAAGAACGAGAAGAGCGTAGAGAAAAGGCTAAGGAGTGGTTAAGTGAATAGTACAGAATCTAGATTAATCTCCGCAGTCTTACAAGATAAACAAGCACATGTATTGTTACAGGCTAATGTAGAAAATATCTTAGCAACACATGGCGATATTTGGCAATTCATTAGAAAGTATTTTGAGCAAAACGGAACGGTTCCGCCAGAGTCTTTAGTCGTAGACAAATTTAGAGATTTTGAGTTAGTTAAAGATATCGGAACAACCAAACATCATCTAGAAGAATTACAGGCTGAATACCTTACAAATAGCCTTAAAGATATTATTAGGTCTGCTGCCACAGATGTTCAGGGTGGCTTAGGAGTAGAGGCTTTAGAATCATTAATATCTAAAACATCAGAACTTAGAAAAAATACAGCAGCAATCCGTGACATTGATGTTACAGATATTGATTCTGCAATTGCATATTTTGAAAATCTTAAGAAACAACAAGAGTCTGGCGCATTAGGAATTAAGACAGGTCTTCCAGGATTTGATAACTACCTACCTTCTGGAATCATGCCAGGGCAGTTAGGAGTGTTTCTTGCATATCCAGGCATAGGAAAGTCATGGTTGTCTCTTTATTTCGCTGTGCAGGCTTGGAAACAGGGTCGTAGCCCAATGATTATAAGTCTTGAAATGTCTGAGGTAGAGGTTCGCAACCGTGTATTTGCAATTATGGGTGAGGGTGTTTGGTCACACAGAAAGTTAAGCGCTGGTCAAGTTGAGATAGATATGCTAAAGTCATGGCATACAAAAAATGTTAAGGGTAGACCAGAGTTCCATATTATTTCTAATGATACAGGTGGAGAAATTACTCCTTCTGTTTTGCGGGGTAAGATAGATCAATATAAACCAGACTTTGTTATTGTAGACTATCTACAACTTATGTCTCCTAATAGTAAATCAGATAATGAAACTATTCGTATGAAAAATCTTTCTCGTGAATTAAAGTTAATGGCTATTGCAGAAGAGGTTCCTATTATTGCGATTTCGTCTGCTACCCCTGATGATGTCACTAAACTTGAAACTGTTCCAACACTTGGCCAAACCGCATGGTCTCGCCAGATCGCTTATGATGCTGACTGGGTATTGGCTTTAGGGCGAGGTACTAATAGTGATATTATTGAATGCGTATTTCGTAAGAATCGTAACGGTTTTATGGGAGAATTCTTGGTTCAGGCTGATTTTGATAAGGGATATTACAGGTATAAAGATTATGAAGATAAGACAGTATAATATGATACATGGCAACCTATCATCACAAGCCTATAAAGAAATTCGGACTGGACGGTATCATTCATGACGACTCTTCTCTTGCTAGGCTTAAGGGAGAATATATCAGGCTTATCGTATCTGAGATGCGATTATCTGGTTATGTACCAAGGTTTGACATTGAGCCAGACTTTACAATAGAATATGATCATAATAAAAATTATTTTAACTTTGAATTAACAGTTTACGGAGTATATACAGGGAGAAAACAAAGCGAATGGATACTAGGAATAGACGGACACAAACCAATACTTATACAAGAGAGCAAGTCAAAAGAGTACTCGCAGGAGCAGGTATAACTGTAGAGTCTGAGGTAGACTCTGACTATATTATTTTTTGTCCATTTCACGCTAATCATAGAACCCCTGCTGGAGAAGTTCATAAAGATGGAGGAACATTCTTTTGTTTTTCTTGTCACAAGGTTGCAGACTTAATAGAATTAGTTATGCATATGTCTGGAAGAAGTTATTTTGAATCTGTTAGATTTATTAAAAGCAAAGAGCAAGAGTCTGATATAACTTTAGAAATTGATAAACAACTTTATAAGAGGCCAGACTACGTTCCTTATGATGAGGTAATAATAAAAAGATTAAACACACAAGCCTTGGATGCTCCAAGAGCAGTTAGATATTTTGAAGGCAGATCTATTAATGAATCTTCAATGCGTAAATTTTATTTAGGCTATTCGGAAAAACAAGATATGGTCACTGTTCCTGTACATAGTCCAGATGCAATTTGTGTAGGATTTGTTGCTAGATCTATAGAGGGCAAAGACTTTAAGAATACTCCAGGTTTACCAAAATCTAAAATATTATTCAACTTGCATAGAGTAAAGACTTCTGATAGAGTATATGTAGTTGAATCATCATTTGATGCTATAAGACTAGATCAAGTAGGATTGCCTGCGGTAGCGACATTAGGTGCTAATGTTTCCAACACACAGGTAGAACTGTTGCAAAAGTACTTCAATGATATTGTTGTTATTGCGGATAATGATGCAGCAGGAGGAAATATGAAAGACAAAATAGTTGAAAAGTTAGGATCAAGTATTTCTATAATTCAACTAGAAAAGCAGTATAAAGATATAGGCGATATGAGGGATGAAGATATAAAGAATCTCGATTATCAATTTGACAAAGCAATACAATCTATGCTAAACTAGAAGAGAACAAAGGAGAAAAACATGAGCGTAATCAAGGGACTAAAAAATATCAATGCCCTGCTCGATAAGAAAACAGATGAAGGCGCATCAAAGGTTCGTTGGCTAAAGTTGGCTGATGGACAAGCAGTAAAAATCAGATTCATTGAAGAGTTGGATGAAGACTCTGCACACTATGATGCAAAGCGTGGTCTTGCACTGGTTGTTAAAGAACACACAAATCCAAAAGACTATAAGCGTAAGGCTGTAGACACATTAGACACCGAAGGCCGTGACTGGGCTGAAGAGATGTACCGCAAGGATCCAAAGGGTAATAGTGGATGGCGTGGTCGTCTTCGTTTTTATTGCAACGTACTTGTAGACGATGGCATTGAAGATAAGCCTTATGTTGCTATTTGGTCTATGGGCGTAAGTAAGCAGTCTGCATTTAATACAATTCGTGAGTATGCACTTGAAACAGGTAGCATCTCAAATATTACATGGAAGTTAAAGCGTAATGGTCAGGGAACTGAAACATCTTACACTTTGATTCCTTCCGCTCCAGATAAGGAGCCATTTAAGTGGGAAGGCATTGAGCCATATCCATTGGAGAGAGCACTTCGTCGTGTTCCATACGCAGAGCAAGAGGCATTCTATCTTGGCTTTGACACTCCTTCATCTACAGCAGCGACAAACATCGACTGGTAGTAGATGAATTACGTACCACTACATTTACATACTCACTTTTCACTATTCGATGGTATTGGGTTGCCAACAGAATATGTAGATCGTGCTCAAAAATTGGGTATGCCTGCAATTGCGATTACAGACCATGGCTCCCTTTCTGGCCACAGAGAAATGTATCGTGCTGCTAAAGCAAGTGGTATCAAGCCTATTCTTGGCATAGAAGGGTATATGTGTGAGGATCGATTTGATCAAAGAGACAAAGAAGATCGTACCACACCACTAGATATGGTTTATAATCATATTATCCTTCTAGCCAAGAACAAGGTAGGATTAGAAAATTTAAATAAGTTAAATGAAATTGCTTGGACAGAAGGATATTACAAGAAGCCACGAATTGATTTTGAAGTACTTTCTAAATATAAAGAAGGCATCATTGTTTCTTCGGCATGTCCTAGTGGCATTATCGCTAAGTCAATCGAACTTGGCGAACTTGCTATGGCAAAAAAATATATTAAGTGGTTTAAAGAAGAGTTCGGAGACGACTACTATCTTGAGGTAATGCCACACAATAATGAATTAATTAATCAAACAATTTTGGAATTAGCAGACGAATTTAAGGTAAAGCCAATTGTTACACCAGACTGTCACCATGTCGATTCATCACAAAAAGAAATTCAAGAATTAAAACTCATTCTTAATACATATTCTAATAAGATTCAGAAAGATGCTACATACGAAAAGTCTAAAAAGCAAGGGGACTTAATGAAGCGCCTTGATTATCTCTATGGCGCAGACAGACAGATGTCATTTAATAAATTTGACATTCACTTATTATCATATGAAGAAATTCAGGCTGCTATGGAAAAGCAAGCAATCTTTAGAACAGATATTTATGAAAATACTGTAGATCTTGCCAGCAAAGTAGAAGACTATGATATTAAAGATGGCCTTAATCTGCTTCCAGTTCAATATAAAAATCCAGATAAAGAACTAAAAGATCTTGCAGTTGCTGGACTCAAAGCAAAAGGGTTAGATAAAAACAAAGAATATATATCAAGATTAGAAGAAGAATTAAAAGTTATTCAAGATAAAAACTTTGGCCCCTACTTTCTTGTTGTGCAGAGTATGATTTCATGGGCAAAGAAAGAAGGCATCATGGTTGGTCCAGGTCGTGGATCTTCTGCAGGATCCCTTCTTTGCTACGCTCTTGGCATTACAGATATTGATCCTATTCAACATGGACTACTATTTTTCCGATTTATTAATCCTGAGCGTAATGACTTTCCAGATATTGATACAGATATTCAAGATTCTCGTCGTGACGAAGTTAAGGATTATCTTGTTAGACAATACAAGCATGTTGCTTCTATTGCCACGTTTTTAGAATTTAAAGATAAAGGTGTAGTACGAGATGTTTCTCGTGCATTAAATATTCCATTGGCAGATGTAAATAAAGTTTTAAAGTTAGTGGATACTTGGGATGAGTATTGCTCTTCAAAAACTACTGCATGGTTTAGAGAGAAATATCCAGAGGTAGAACAATATGGCGAACAACTTCGTGGTCGTATTAGAGGTACTGGCATACATGCTGCTGGTGTTGTCACTAGTAAAAATCCTATTTTTAGGTACGCACCATTGGAGACACGTTCTTCTCCTGGTAGCGATGAGCGTATTCCTGTTGTGGCAGTCGATATGGAAGAGGCTGAGAAGATTGGTCTTATCAAAATCGACGCCCTTGGTCTTAAAACATTAAGCGTTATCAATGATACGATTAATATTATTAAAGAGCGAGAAGGCACAGAAATAAAATTACTTGAAATTGATATGTCTGATTCAAAGGTTTATCAGATGCTTTCTGAGGGGTACACCAAGGGTATTTTCCAATGTGAAGCAACTCCATATACCAACCTATTGATTAAGATGGGGGTAAAAAGCCTATCACAACTCGCTGCCTCAAATGCTCTTGTCCGTCCAGGTGCTATGAATACCATAGGAAAAGATTATATTGAAAGAAAGCACGGTAGGCAGGCAGTAAATTACCTACATCAGACTATGAAACCTTTCACAGAAGAAACATATGGGTGTATCCTATACCAGGAACAGGTTATGCAGGCTTGCGTCGAACTTGGCGGTATGACAATGGCAGAGGCAGACAAGGTCCGAAAAATTATTGGTAAGAAAAAGGATGCAAAAGAGTTTAATGAGTTCCAGGAAAAATTCGTTAGTGGTGCGTCTAGGTTTGTTAGCCCTAACACCGCTCGTGATCTTTGGCATGATTTTGAAGCGCATGCTGGGTATTCGTTCAACAAGTCGCATGCCGTTGCTTACAGTACTCTCTCGTATTGGACGGCGTGGCTCAAATACTACTATCCACTAGAATTTATGTATTCACTTCTCAAAAACGAGAAGGACAAAGATGCAAGAACGGAGTATCTAATTGAAGCGAAAAGAATGGGCATTTCAATTAAGTTGCCTCATATTAATGATTCGGATAAAGATTTTAAAATTGAGGGTAAGGGGATTAGGTTTGGACTCTCCGCTATTAAGTATATTTCTGATACTATTGCTGATCGTTACATTGCTGCTAGACCGTTTACTTCTTTCAAGCAATTAGAAGAGTTTACTTTTACAAAAGGAAATGGTGTTAATAGTCGTGCACTACAAGCATTAAGAATTGTAGGTGCTGCTACATTCCCAGATAATCCTAGAAACGATAATGAAATTAGGGATAATCTTTATGAGTACCTTGGACTTCCTGAGTTTACACAAACAGTACCATCTCATTTCCATGCTTTTATAAATCCAGTAGAAGATTTTGAAGAAAAGGGATCTTTTATTCTTATGGGAATGGTTAAAGGAATTAAAAGAGGTAAAGGTTGGTCTCGTGTAGAAATTTTAGATAAGACTGGAAGTATTGGAGTTTTTGATGAAGAGCAAACAATCATTGAGGCTGGAAGAAGTTACTTAGCCCTATGTACAGATAATCGAATTGTTAGTGCTGTTCCTGTAGATGAACTAAAGAACTCAAATTCTGCACTCATTAAATTCTTAAATTATAAAATGCTTCCGTATAAAGACGATGAATTGTTTGTGGTATCATTTAAGCCTAGGATAACTAAAGCAGGTAAAAAAATGGCATCTCTTACTCTTGCAGATACCTCTAGAGAGTTACATTCTGTTACCGTTTTCCCAACGGCATTTGCAAAAGCATATATGAAAATTGAAGAAGGTAGTGCCTATAAATTTGAGTTTGGTAAGACCAAAGATGGAACTGTTATATTGGAGGATATAAATGTTTGATGAGTTAGCAGAAAAAGTTCATAAGAATGCAGTTGATAAAGGTTTTTGGGATAGGCCAGCAGACCCTATCTTTATAGCAAAGCAAATGATGATGATTGTTTCTGAGGTATCAGAAGCCATGGAGGCTGTTCGTAAAGAGATGGACCCAGATCAGATATCAGACGAATTTGCTGACATTATCATTCGTACTCTAGATCTTTATGCTGGTATTGCAGAGGCGGGATATGTAAAGAAGTCTCTTGATTATGCTATTAAAGAAAAGATGGAACGCAACACACATAGACCAAAGAAGCATGGGGTAAGATTCTAATGACAGTAACAATAGAGGATGTATTGGCACAACTCAATCCTAAATTAAGGAAAAACATTTTAGTTGGAGACGAGGTACCAAAAACAGAATATGCCGCTACTCCAAGTTATGGTTTAAACCGTGCCCTTAATGGTGGCCTTCCATATGGTAGACAGGTTCTTATTTGGGGAAGCAAGTCTAGTGCTAAGTCTTCTCTTTGTTTACAGACTATCGCTTTGGCACAGGCAGAGGGCAAGATCTGTGCTTGGATCGATGCAGAAATGTCATATGATAAAGATTGGGCAGAAAAATTAGGAGTAGATGTTTCTAAATTAATTGTTTCTCAGGCAAGAACTATTAATGAGATGGTTGATGTTGGAGTAAACTTAATAGAGGCTGGCGTAGATATTATTGTGGTAGACTCTATTACTTCATTGCTACCAGCAATTTATTTTGAGAAAGACTCTACAGAACTTAAACAATTAGAAAATACTAAACAGATAGGTGCAGAGTCTCGTGACTTTAGTAATGCTTGGAAGATGCTCAATTATGCTAATAACAAAGTAAAGCCAACATTGCTTATTCTAATATCTCAATCACGAAACAATATTAATGCAATGTATACAAGCCAACAGCCAACAGGCGGTCAGGCTACAAAGTTTTATTCATCTACAGTTGTTAAGTTGTTTTCTTCTGAATCAGAAAACCAAGCATTGAAAGGAAAAATATATGTTGGTGACAAGGCTATTGAAGAGAAGGTTGGCAGAAAGATTAGATGGGAACTCCAGTTTTCTAAAACCAGTCCTGCTTTTCAGTCTGGTGAATATGATTTCTATTTTAGAGGCGACAACTTGGGCATTGATGGGATCGCTGATCTTGTTGACACTGCTGAGTTAGTAGGGATAGTAGAGCGTACTGGTGCATGGTATCTATTGCCAGATGGCTCTAAAGTTCAAGGTAGAGATGGATTTGTTTCACGAGTAAGAGAGGATCTTGATCTACAAGAAATGATTAAGGCTAAGATAAGTGGGTAAGTATACTATTTACGAAGGAAAGTTTCCTTGTAAAAACTGCAAAGAAGAAGTAAAAACTATAAGAGTATACGCAAGCACTGGGATGGCTTCATGGATGTGCTCTCAAAAACATTTATCAGAAGTAGAACTATTTAAGGTTGGATATAAGAAAAAGAAAATACATGAGTGAGAGATCTGAAAGTAAAAGAATAGGAGCAAAGCAGCATAAGAATTCTGGTAGAAATACTAAGAAGGGCGACGCTACTTGGGAAAACTTTACAGTGGACTTTAAGGAGAACTCAAAATCTTTTACACTAAATCATGAAGTATGGGCAAAGGCAGTTACCGATGCTATCAGGAACGGCAACGATCCAGCGATAGTTGTGGTGTTGGGCGAGGGTAACAAGAAGGTCAGACTTGCTATAATAGAGTTAGAACTACTAGAACAGATGGTGAAAAATGGAACAGAATAAAACAACACTTGAATTAGTTAATGGGCTATCTGAAATTGCTGACTATATGCAGGATGAAGAATTGACTTCAGCCCTGACATTTATCGCTAAGTTAATATTAAAACCAGATATCCCTATGAATGTGGCTGCTATGGAAATAGTAAGACTACAGGCAATAGCAGCAAAAATGTCATTCCGTGCTACCTGGATGGCTAATGTTGATAAGTCAGACAGAGGCAAGAAGAATATATACTATACTGCAGCCGAATCAATAAACAGTTTGGTCTCTGCATTAAAGTACATCATTCGTTGATCTGGTATAATTATATAAAAGGAATGATATGGCAAAAAATTTACTAAAGCAAGTTATGGTACAAAGTACCGAAAAGAAAAAAGCAAATTCTGGAGAAGACACAAGTTTTGTAGATGGTTTGGCAGATGCAATTAATGCTGGGTATCTTGCAAAAATAAAACCAAAATTTACTAAGAAGTCAAACTTTTCTGCTTCAGCACTAACATATGGGGCTGGAGAATGTCCACGATATTGGTATCTGGCCTTTGACGGTGCAGTTCATTACGATAATGCCGATGCTTATGGTGTGGCAAATAGAACTCAAGGAAGTCTAGGGCATGGAAGAATTCAGGATGCCATAGAAGCATCTGGACTTCTTGCACAAGATATGGAGTTTGATAAACTTCAACGAAAATATAATAAACAAACTCATCCAGCAATGGAGTTTAGAGTCAAGGTTGATGATCCACCATTTGATGGTTATGGAGACGTCATGCTTGACTATAAGGGTGAAAGGCTAGTTGGAGAAATTAAAACTATGCCAAATGAGGGATTCGAATATAAAAAAGCAAGTCGAAAACCAAAGATGGCACATCTTATGCAGTTGTTGATGTATATGAAGGTATGGAAGATTGGTAAGGGAGTTCTAATTTATGAAAATAAAAATAATCATGAGTTGCTTACTTTACCAGTAGTAGTAAACAATCATTACCGTCGGTGGGTAGACCAGGCATTTGATTGGATGAAAACAGTATACAAGTCTTGGCAAAATAGGGAGTTACCGCAAAAGCCCTATCGATCTAATTCTAAGATTTGTAAAGTCTGTCCAATTCAAAAAGCATGTGCAGAAGCAGAGACAGGGGTAATTAAACTTAAACCTCTGGAGTTGCTAGAAGATGAAGCATTGTAGTTGGTGCGATAATACTTTTAAATCAGATATTTCATATCAGATATATTGTTCAAGTGAATGTCGTGAGGCAGCCACTAAAGAAAAAATATCAGAAAGATATATAGTATCAAGAAGGCAAAAGCGCAAGGGCAAAAACAGACGCTGTAAAATGTGTCAGGCAAAGTTGTCTATCTATAACGATGAAACACTTTGTAATAACTGTAATATTAATCCATCAGATGTTCAAAAAGCACTGAAAGAAATTAAAGGAAACTTAAAATGAGTAGGCCAGAAAGAATATGTGCTATTGATGCAAGTACAAATAGTCTTGCCTATGCAACATTTCATGGAAAACACCTAAAAGAGTGGGGAAAGGTTAATTTTGAGGGAAAAGATATTTATGAAAAGGTTGTTGATGCTGGAAGAAAGTCTAAGGGCCTATTTGATCATGTAATAAATGTAGATGCAATTATAATTGAGCATACTGTATTTATGAACAGCCCTAAAACTGCTGCAGACTTAGCCCTAGTTCAAGGTGCTTTGTTGGGTGCTGCTGGTCAATCTGGTATTCGTATTATTGGCAAGGTATCTACAATAACATGGCAAAACTATCTAGGGAATAAAAGACTTACAAAAGAAGAACAGATAAAGATTAGATCTTCAAATCCTGGCAAGTCAGACTCCTGGTATAAATCATACGAAAGAGATTTCAGGAAACAAAGAACTATTAAGTTATTAGATGTTATTTATGATAAAAAAATAACAGATTATGATGTAGCAGACGCATGTGGAATAGGTCATTGGGCTATTAATAATTGGTCTAAGGCAATCGGGTTTGACAAGGAGTAGGCATGGCTGGTAAACTATATACAAGTGAGGCTTGGCTTCGTAAAAGATTTGTTATGGACAAAAAGTCTCCTCAAGAAATAGCAAAGGAGTGCGGAACTAGTGTTGAAACTATTTATGTATACCTTGCTAAATTTGGATTAAGGAAATCAAAGCGATGACAAAAGAACCAGTTTTTCCAGACTCAAAAGAATTTAATTGTCAAGAGTTATATCTTTTAACAGTAGGAACAGAAGCAGGTAGAGAAATTTGGGATACCTGTCATGAGATTGCACATATGCTAATTAAAAAGAATATTGCATACGGAAACTCAGCCCTAGATCCTGTTCGTATATTTTCAAAGGCGGGACCAAGAGAGCAACTCCATGTCCGAATTGATGATAAATTAAATAGACTTATGAAGGGTACAGATTACCCAGGAGACAATGACATAGACGATTTGATAGGCTATTTAGTTCTTCTAAAGATTGCTAAGGAGAGACATGTCAACTGAAGAAGATTTAGTCAAACATTTAGATCAAGTAAATAAAGTTGTTGAAGAGTATCTCAAAGGTAATGATGCAACTGTAATTTCTAAAGAGTTAGCCATTCCAAGAACTCGTGTAGTCCAATTAATAAATGAGTGGAAAGTTATGGCATCTGCTAATGATGCAATTCGTGCTCGTGCTAAAGAAGCATTAGCGTCAGCCGATGCACATTATAATAAATTAATATCTAGATCTTATGAAGTTATTGATGAAGCAAGTTTAACTAATAATCTTGGTGCAAAAACTCAAGCAATTAAACTGGTGATGGATATTGAATCAAGAAGAATCGATATGCTTCAAAAGGCAGGCTTGTTAGAGAATAAAGAACTTGCAGAGGAAATGGTAGAAATTGAAAAACGGCAAGAGGTTCTTGTTGAAATTTTAAAAGATATAGCGTCCGAATATCCACAAATACGTGATGAGATTATGCGTAGGCTGTCAAGCATTGCAAAACAAAATGAGACGGTGACTATCGTTCATGAAGTTCAATGATTTTTTAGAGGCTTTACAGGATAATCATTTTGAAGAAATTCCTGTAGATGTTAAAACATTTGTTGAGTCGCCAGAATATTTAGGACAACCACCTTTATCTACAATTCAATACGATATTGTAGAAGCCATGAGTCAGATGTTATATAAAGAAGACCTACAGAGAATTATGGGCGAAGAAGATGGTGTTAGACATTATGAAAAATATACTAAGAATGAAATTATTTTACAATTAGGAAAGGGTAGCGGTAAAGACCATACTTCTACTGTAGCATGCGCTTATGTTGTTTATAAACTTCTGTGCCTTAAAGATCCAGCACGGTACTTTGGTAAACCACCTGGAGATGCTATAGATATTATCAACGTTGCGATTAACGCACAACAGGCTAAAAATGTTTTCTTTAAAGGTTTTAAAACTAAGATTGAGAAGTCTCCATGGTTTGCTGGAAAATATAATCCAAAGGCTGACTCTGTAGAGTTTAATAAATCCATTACTGTTTATTCTGGTCATTCTGAGCGTGAGTCGCACGAAGGTCTTAATCTTATTATGGCAGTTCTTGATGAGATCTCTGGTTTTGCTACTGAAGTAGGAACTGGTAATGAACAAGGAAAAACTGCAGACAATATATATAAAGCGTTTCGTGCATCTGTAGATTCTCGTTTTCCAGATCTTGGTAAAGTGGTTCTTCTTTCATTCCCTCGTTTTCAAGGTGACTTTATTTCTCAAAGATATGATGAGGTTGTTGTTGATAAAGAGGTATTAGAAAAGTCACACACATTTATTATTAATCCATTAATGCCAGAAACAGATCCAGATAATAGACTTGAGATTAAGTGGGAAGAAGATCACATCAAGGCTTATAAATATCCTGGAGTTTTTGCTCTCAAAAGACCAACATGGGATGTTAATCCAACAAGAAAGATAGATGATTTTAAGATTGCTTTTATCACAGACCTTGGAGATGCTATGCAAAGATTTGCTTGTATTCCAACATACTCTTCAGATGCATTTTTTAAACAGGTAGATAAAGTTCGTAATTGCATGACATTAAGAAATCCACTTGATCAATTTAGAAGATTTGAAGATAATTTCAAACCAGATCCAGATAAAATATATTATGTACATGCTGACCTTGCACAAAAACATGATAAGTGTGCTGTAGCAATTGCACATGTTGATAAATGGGTAAACGTACAAGTTATCAAAGACTATCAGCAGATATCTCCAGTAGTTGTAGTTGACGCTGTAGCGTGGTGGGAACCTAAAATAGAGGGTCCAGTAAACTTATCTGAAGTTAAGCAATGGATTCAGAATTTACGTAGATTAGGTTTCAATATAGGTATGGTTTCTTTCGATAGGTGGCAATCATTTGATATACAAAATGAATTGCAGGCGGTAGGAATGAAAACCCAGACAGTATCGGTATCTAAAAAGCATTATGAAGACATGGCAATGTTAGTATATGAAGAAAGGCTTGCTATGCCATCTGTAGAAATTTTGTTCGAAGAATTGACAGAACTTAAAATTATGAGAAATGACAGAGTAGATCACCCAAGAAAAAAGTCCAAAGACTTGGCTGATGCTGTGTGCGGTGCTATTTTTGGTGCTATTTCTCATACTCCAAGGGATCAAAACCTTGAAGTTGAGATTCACACTTTCAAGGATAGGCCTAAGCAAGTTGACAGACTTCCTGAGAACGTGATACAATATAAACCAATGCCAAAGGACGTCGAAGACTATCTTGGTAGGTTTAACTTACTATAAACAAACAATAAGGAGAATAAATTAAATGAAGTCATTTAAGAAAATCGCTCTAGCAATGGTTGCAGCCATGGCTATGGGCACATTAGTGTCAACACCTGCAAGTGCTAACACATTATCAGTAGTAGCAACTACATGGAATGCTGCTAAGGTTGGTGGCGCTGGGTACGACACACCTACAACAACTGGAACAACTACGGCGACTGCAATTGCTCGTCCAGCACCAGAAGACAACAAGATTGATAACGTAGATGTTATTCGTTTTGTTGCAACAGTTAACGCTGGAACTTCTGTTAGTGCAAGTGCAACAAATGCTACAATCGTTTCAGCACTACACTCAGACGCTTCTCCAGTATCTGCATTGTCAGGATCTTCATCTTTGACAGTTGCTACTGGAACAGGAACAGAGGCTGTATTTTTTGTATACACAAAGACTACTGCAGTTGGAACAATTGTTTTGACAAATGGACCAACAACTCTTACATATTATATACAAGGTACTGTTGGTAAGATTAATAATCTTGCAGTTTCTGCTCCAGCATCTGCTTCTGCAGGAACTAAAGCAGATATTGTTGTAACCGCAACAGACGTATTCGGAAATAAGGTTTCTGGTAAGTCTATTACTGGTGCAGTATTCGCTGGACTTGGAACACTTGATTCCACAACAGCAACAACTGGAACAACACTGTCAGATTTTGGAACAGCAACCTTTAAGGTTACTTTGCCAACAACTGGCACACGTTCGCTGATTACATTTGCACCAACAACATCAACAGATGCAACATCTGCAGATGTAACTGGTCTACCTGCTCGTGTTCTTGCACCATTTGCAGAAATTGCAGTTCGTGATCTTGTTTCAGAACTTGCTGCTGAGAAGGCTGCTCGTGCTGCTGATAAGGTAACTGCAGACGCTGCACTTGCTGCTGAGAAGGCTGCTCGTGCTGCTGATAAGGTAACTGCAGACGCTGCACTTGCTGCTGAGAA